TTTTGTTGTTCAAATTTTGTCATTTTTTTAGGGTTCTTGGTCACTAATTATATAACTGCATATTCAAATATATGCATTTTAATGCAAAGAAACAAACAATAATTCAATAAGCAAACGATTAACGGCTTAATTAACACGTTAATTAACATGTTTATAGCTAAAATATCGGTTTATTAGGGAGCTATATAAATAAAGAGATGCATTTCATCCCTTATTTGTTAGCCTTTCTCGATTGTTGTTTTGACTACTATCGGTTGTCCGCAGTGGGGGCAGATGTCAGACTTGGTTTGTTGGGCGACTTCTTCCGGGGACGCGAATAGCTGCCACATGGGGACGTTGAGGGCGGTGGCGATTTTTTCAAGTGTAGCAGTTGTCAATGATTCAGCAGCAACCATTTGTCTAACAGCAGATAGGCTTACATTCATTTTATCTGCCAATTCTTGTTGTGTGTAATGTTTCTCTTTTAAAAGTTCCTTTATTCTCATAATTATCTTTTTGATTTCAAAAATACAGATTATTTATGAAGAATACAGTATATACTATATTAATTTATGCAAAAGAAATAGTATATTATAGTTGTTTTGTTTGGCGATATACAGTAAATACTGTATCTTTGCATCAAATAAAAGAACTAATAACAATTAACTCCTAAATATATGAAACGCTACAATTTATCAGAGATAATGAAAAACGCTCACAGATCGTATAAGTATTCAGGCAAGCAGCAAGGTAAGACTTTCGGTGAGGTGCTTAAAGCAACTTGGAAGCTTGCAAAACTTCAAGCTATCTTCACGCAGGAAGCAGTAAAAGCACGAACTGATAAATTTTTGACAGAAAGTAACGAAGCTATAAGAAGAGCGGCTAAGTCTACTCCTAGCAAAGCATACAATGATTTATCAATTCCTTCGTCGGCATATTACAATCCGAATAGCACCGGTAGATATGGGGCCCATTATGTAGGAGATTAACTAACACTTTAAAATATAAAACAATGAAATACGAAGTTTCTAAGAAAGGTTCAAGCGTAACATTTAAGTTCGAAACATACGAACAGGCGGCTGATTTCTGCTATATGTATGTCATGTCAATGCACGTGAAAGGTGATAGATTCCCTGAACTTTCAATTAGAGAGATAAGCGAGTAATCAGAACATTAAAATTTAGAGCAATGGACAATATTTTGAACTCAACAGTTGAAATGAGCCAAGCAGAACTTATTCTTCAGTTGGCCAAGACGAATGTGGAACAAGAGAAAAGGCTTAAAACTACAGAGCTAAGATTAAGCGCACTCGAAGAGGAAATAAAAAAGTTGTCTTCAAAGTGCATTGGTAACTATGGGTGCTCCACCATGTCATCATATATCCAGAGGTACAAATTACCGATTTATGTGAGTGACATTTCGAAGCTTAGTAATGATGCTGCACGATTATGCAGAAAAAGGGGGTATCCGGTCAATAAGGTAAATATTGAACGTTTCGGTGCAATCAATGTTTATCCGGACTTCATTCTTCATGAACTACTGGATGACTATATAAGGACCACACAGCGTCTTAATGGAAGTATAATAAGATAATAATACAAACTATAAAGCAATGATTAAGGTAGAAATAAGCCAATACTTAGCAATGTTAAAGTCATTCACTGAATGCGCTCAATACAGAGCGGAGTGTTACCGGTTAAAAGCTGAAAACGAAAAGCTAAGATCTGAACTGTCGGATAGTTTAAAAGATTCTCGGTCTCCCCGTAACAAAATCGAATACTTCGATTACGGTAGCCGGATAGGAACTAACTAAATATGAAAGTTGTGTTGGGGCTTCGGTCTGACACTTTAAGTTGATGCCAATCGACACAGTGACAATCTGAAAAATGGTTGTCACTGTTTTACCGATTTTAGTGGTTCTAAGTGAATCATGTAATTTGAAATAATAACTATTATCCTTAATTATCAATATGATATGAAGGTAAAATAGTACATAAAACAATTTTATTAACAACATAAATAATTAGTATTATGAAACAAGAATCAAGCGCAATCAATCCGTATAACGGAATGTTTGGACAGCAAGGATGGATTTGTCCGAAGTGTGGAAGGGTATATTCACCTTTTACCCAAATGTGTTTGTATTGCAAACCCAATAATACAAATACAATTTCTAATACAACCGTCAGTGAAGAAAAATTAAGAGAAAACCGTAAAACAGAGTAATATGAAACAGACATTAGAAGAAGCCGAGAAAGAATATTGCGAAAAGAATTATCCGTATTCAGATTTGAATATAAGGTTGCTGGTGGAAAATGCGTTTGAAGCTGGTGCTGAATGGCAATCAAATCAATCACCTTGGATAAGTGTGAAAGAGAAGGCTGGTTGCGATTCATCGAATGATTGTATTGTAATGGATAGTGATGGTGAGGTATTTAGAGCATGTTTCATCAGAAACAAGTGGCTGAAATATAATCGCGGGTATTATGTGATAGACAATGTGACTCACTGGATGCCTATCCCTTCATTCGATGAAATACTGGAAGCTAATAGGGATGTATTAGAACGGATTAAAGAGAAAGGAGATTAAATATGAAAGCAAGAGTAAAATCAACAGGGGTTCTAATAGATGTAATTCCGAAAATAAATACCAATGCGTTACATAGTGGAGATAACCTATATGTATGTGATAATATGGTATTCAGAGAGTGTGAACTTGACTTTTTAAATATTGGAAATTCAGCTATTGATTGGGAACAGAGGCGCTACGAATTGGCGAAAGCTGCTATGCAAGGGATTTTAAGTGACAATACAGAAGTTGGTTACGCTTGTTCGGAAGCAGATTACAAGAAAGGAGAGAAACATACAATACCTATAAGCATTGCTCGGTTTGCAATTGCTTGTGCTGATGCTTTAATTAATGAATTAATGAATAAAAATGATAGAAGTATTAAGGAATAAAACTCCTGTCGCTCGTAAAGAGCATAGATGTGAATTTTGTGGTGAGGTGATACACGTTGGAGAAAAGTATAACAGGCAGTCCAATGTTTATGATGGTCGTATTTATGATTGGGTAAGTCATTGTGTATGCTCCAAGTTAGCCTATGAACTTGACATGTTTGATGATTGTGATGAAGGTCTTGACGGTGATGGGTTTGTTGACAGATTGAATCAGTATGTTTATGACAATCATTATGATGATAAAATAGATGATATTGCGAAAGATTGGCAATTACCACGCTACGAACTTGTAAAGAAAGTATTAGATGAATTAAAAAAGGAGGAATAACCATGACCGAAGAACTTGTAACGCTTGAAATAGCAAAGCTTCTAAAAGAAAAAGGTTTTAATGAATACTGCGAGAATGTTATTGATGATAACGGTGTATTGCGCAAAACTTTATACCGAACAAATAACTATTTGCCTAAAGTGTGTTATTCTCGACCTACCCAAACTATTGTGGCTAAATGGTTAAGAGAGACAAAGAATGTTCATATATGTATTTATAATAATGCTTGCGGCTATGGATATGAAATATCTAAAGCAGATAATGGCACACACATATCTAATGACTTAAAAGATGGTCCTAACAATGGAGGAGTTTGGGATACATATGAAGAAGCATTGGAAGCAGGTATTAAAGAGGCACTAAGTCTTTTGTCTTAATTATTATTACGTGCTTTATTTTGATGAAGAGCTTAAAAAGTTATTTGAAAAATATCTAATTTAATTTAAATCATATATGATAAGAAAGGAGGACTAACTATGGGATTTACAACACCCTGTTTTATACGAAAGAATAATTCGGAGCTTAGGAATAAATTAAAAGAGCTTGGTTATTATTGCAATCCGTATTTAGGTTGGAATAATCTATACACTTCCACATACGGACTTGCTTCTGTTTATTCAATGAGCGATGATATAAATGTTATCTCTAAAGAAATGGATATTATTGATTGCGGAACCAATGAGGAACTTTTCCTGGCTATAGTAGCATTGAGGGACGATACAGACAAGAACCAGTGGTTTACGGATGGTTACTTATGGTTTAAATGTGGTGATGAAATGTGTGATGAAACTATTGAATACTATCTTAATAAATACGGTAGAAAATTTCACAAGGCTACGGTAGAAGAACTTATTAATCATTTCAAATAAAAGGAAGAAAATTTATGCCGATAAGCGAAGTATGCAATATAGACCGAATGGATTTCTTAAAGAAATTCCCAGATAACTTCTTTGACTTGTTCATAGATGATCCACCATACGGAATTGGAGCGGATAATCCTTCGATCAAGCCCAATACTGTAAAACAAAGTAATGGTAATATACTGTATGTTAAACAATCCGTTTATCCGAAATCAGACTGGGATTCACGAGTTCCCCCTCCAGAATATTTCGATGAAGTAAAAAGGGTTAGCCGAAATCAGATAATATGGGGAGTAAACTACTTTAATTACGACTTTACTGGTGGACGCATTGTTTGGGATAAGCTAAATGGTGATACTGACCAATACGATTGTGAAATAGCTTACTGCAGTATGAATGACAGAACCGACCTTATATATTGCATGTGGCGGGGAATGATTCAGGGAACCTATTGTGGAAAGGATTTATCTAAGGCAATTATCCAGCAAGGAAACAAAAAATTGAATGAAAAGCGGATTCATCCCTGCCAAAAGCCTGTGATTCTATATGGGTGGTTACTCAATCAATATGCCAACCCCGGTTATAAGATCGGTGATGCTCACATGGGTAGTCAAAGTAGCCGGATTGCAGCTTACAAGCTAGGATTCGACTATTGGGGATGTGAAAAAGATAAGTTTCATTTCAAAGAAGGTAATTCTCGTTTCCGCTATGAATGCCACGGAGAAATAAAAACAAATAAAGGGATTTTAGTGCAAACAAATCTATTTGACTTATAATATTAATATAACAATGAAGAAAATTGAATTTTACCCAGGAATCAATCTTGATAAAGCATATCAAGAATTGCAGGAGAATGCACCATGTTATGGTGAATTTAACGAGAAAACGTTGTATTCTACCGATTCTCTCAATGACGTGTATGTCAAAGTGACCGGCAAGTCAAAAGTGGAGCATGATGAATATATTCGCAAAATACGCGAAGAGTACGAACGTAAAGAGGCGGAATTTAAGGCTAAGATCCCGAAATTAACCGCAGATTACAGAAAACGTGCAAGGGGAATTATTCCGGAAGAACATTTAAAATACTGGGATAAAATAGTTCCTATCAGACTGAATGACTTATATCATGGTATGGAACTTGACTGCTGGTTGACGTTTATTGAGATTTTGAATGATACATCAAAGGAAGTGTTGGAAAGATTTGAAAGATGTCGGTTTATCTTCTGTGAACAAGGTCACAGTGGCATGAGTTCAGGACTTGTCTTTATGGGGTTGAAGCGTTTTCATCCATTAGGGGAAGCGTTAGTATCATATATTAAAGATTCAATAAAAGCATAGTATTTGTATGGAAATAAACTGTAAATACTGCCCTAAAAACGATGGTGCAGGGACGTGCAAAATAGATGACTGTCCTCTTCTTCCTATTATACAGGAAATAGAAAAAATGCAGTCATTCCTTGAAACAACCGCTAGTGATAACCCAAAAGAACTGATAGAACGTCTTACTGACATAAATGTCTACTTGGCCCGTTCAGGAAAACTCTTAGCTGATGCAAAAGCATATCAGGATCAAGTGACTGCAAATATATATTCGCAGCACATGGAGTTTATATCGCGGGTTCCGGCTACTGTTGCAATAAAGTTTGTTGCAGCCCAAAGTGTGACTGCTAATCAGTTGGTTGTATGGCTAGATCGCATAAATCGAACACTTGTTCATGCTGGAGATAATATACGTACGCAGATATCCTTTGCAAAGCAGGACATGGCATTGCAAAGAAAGGGATATTGAAAAAACGTTAATCACGGAAAAATAACTGATTTAAAGTGATTGTTTTTACGTCACTTTTGTTTAGCTTTACACCGTGAAAATAATGAATCATCTTAGTGGTGTTTGATGACAAAAGGATATTAAATAGGCTTTCTTGGAGTATATACCCTAAACACCACATCAAGGGTATAGAAACTCGAAAGCCTTCGCTTTTTATAGATGAATACAATAGGCATACATGGCAAATCCATTGGTTAATTTCTAAAATACTAGATTTAATTATGTCGAGACCTAATAAGACAGGTTTGAGTTATTTCCCAATGGATGTTGATTTATTCCAAGACATACGAATAAGGAAACTAATCAAGTATCAGAGTGGCAAGGCTATAACAGTATATGCTCTCCTGCTATGTCTTATCTACCAGCGTGGGTACTACATGAGGTGGGATGAAGAGTTGCCCTTCATTATATCGGAACAAACCGGGTTTGAAGAGGCGTATATACTGGAGGTCATCAGAAGCTGCATGACACTAGGGTTATTCTCCAAGAAACTGTATGATGACGAACAAATCATTACGTCAAAAGGGATTCAAGAGCGATACCTGTATATATGTAAACTGCTCAAAAGAAGAGTGAGCATTACTGAATATTTGCTTATTGATGAAGAAAAGGAGCTTGTTACTTCTCAAGAAACCGGGGTTATTTCCGGAAAAACCCCGGTTATTTCCGAAGAAACTGCTTTAAATTCGGTGAAAATGCAACAAAAGAAAAGAAAGGAAAAGGAAATAAAAGAAATCTCTCTATTGAGAGATAAAGAAAAGTTTCCCCCTCCCGAGGTTGTAGACAAAACATTAAGCGAATGCTATGATGAACTATCATGTGACAGAAGTTGGATTGAAATCGTAACGATGAATACACGTAATTCCGGTCATAAGGATTTTACGATAGACATGTTCGGAATGTATTTAAAACGTTTTTTCGAGAAGCTCCAAAACGAGGGAGAGGTAAGAAAGTCTCCCAAGGATGCAAAATCGCATTTCTCCCGTTGGTTGAATATTGAACTGAAAAAGAAAGGCAATTATGAACCAAAACCAATTACCAACAACATCTACGAGCAGAAGCGAATTGATTCTGAGCGGAGAAAATCTAAACTCATGGCTGAGTTCGCAGAAGCGGACGCAAAATTCCTTGCAGAACAAGAAGCTAAACGAAAAGCAGTTGGCTTTATTGGAGAAATATCCGACACCTTCCCGGATGGCGGTTGATTACAATCCTGACCTGCAAGGGAAACTTGCGAAGTCGAATCTTACACTTGCGGATATTGCAATGAATGACAACATACCTTCGTTGTCCATCATCCGCTCCGTGTACGGTGAAGACAATGCACTTAGGTGGATGAAAGTGCAGTTTGACAGCCTAAACGATTATGCGGAGCAAGGGAAGGGTATAGCAGACTCACAACTGGATGAACTTTGTATCCTTGTCCTGGGTGAGTATTATTGGATGAATTTAGCTGAAATATGCAACTTCATATCCAGGCTCAAGTTGGGAAAATATGGGCCGTTTTATGGAGCCATTGGTCCAATGAAGATTACTTGTTCGCTCCTGGAGTATATCAAAGAGCGACGTATTGACATCGAACGTTATGAACGTGAGCAATACCGCATTCAGCGACAAAAAGAGATAGAGGAGCGTGGTAATAATAGCATATCATACGCAGAATATCTTGAGCAAGAAAAGAAGCTTGTCGAAAAGGGTGATAAGGATGCTATTGAAAGAGCTTCGAAGCGTATCGGAAGCACTTGTTTGTCAACAGGTTAATTAAAGATAAAGCCTTGTGAATAAAACGAGTAATGTTTGTTTACAAGTGGAAAAATAAGTAACTTTATACCTGTAAATCAGAAATATATAAAATATAAGAGCAATGAAAACAATTAGAAAATTAACTGAAAGGGAAGTGGTACTCAACAGGCTCACACAACCTATTCTTATGCCTGTTATTTACTCACTAAATTACAAAGTTAGTAACCAAACAGATGATAATTCAAGGTTATCCAGTAATTTGTAACGGCATTCATAATGCCGAAAGGCATCTTAAGCCTATGTGCAAACAATGCCTGTTGTATACCAAAGTAAAGCAGCCATCGAGAAGTTCATGGCGCATAAGTGGAATTGAAAAATGTATCATAAATCATGTTAGTAGGAACAACAAATCTTAATACGACGCTCAACCTAACCTACGTGTTGACTGACGTCGTGGAAACGCTTCTCTACGATTTGAGGAGTGAAATGGGAAAACAAGGCTATGAATTGCGTCATGATGCAAAACGCAACTTCAACACTGCGATAGCAGCAATTCGTAAATTGAAACTTGATGTTGACAAAACGCAATTATCCACACAGGAAAACTTCGGGAATGACTCCGATTGTCTTCTTGCCTTCATTAAGCTGTTAATAGATCGCTGCGGTGATGATGACAAGAAGATGTTTGAGTTCTATAATTATATCAAACGGTATCCGTCGCAACTCGGCTTGGAGCTGTCTGATGAAAAGTGTGTGTTTGCGCATGTTTTTGAGAATAAGTAACCATTAAAACTTAGTAAAATGGACCCAAGAATACTTCTTCGTTTGGCTGCAATGTTTGTCTTTATTGCTTCGATTGTGGTTAACTTTCGAGACAGGGACGATTCAACCCTGATGTCCTTTTTATTAAATATTATTGGGTGGTTGATATTGATTTATAGTAAATTATAAACGTTTAAAACCAATAAGTAATGAACAAAAATATAATCATAAAGAAAGAGAAGCCTATCTGTCAGTTAGATGGGCTTCCGGGAGTAAAAAGACGTAAGGTTGATGCGTATAGTATCAATAATACAAGTGACATTGAATCAACCATCGAACTGGGATATGCGTGTACTTCTGCCGGAGATAATGGAGCTATAAATGTTTGGAAGGATGATGCAGGAATTATTCGCGGTGAATTAATGCGGTACTGTGTAACTGTTGAAAAAAGAACGTTTACCAGCTATGCAGAAGTGGAAAAATGCGTTAGTGATTGGCTTGAAAGGATTAACCCATAACCTTTATTGTAATGAACACAGAAAGAACTTTATATGAAATTGAAGTAGCTCTATCTAAAAGTGATGCTTTCAACTTTGTACGAAATATCATAGCTTTTAATGTAAATGGTATGAGTGATAGTTTAAGTATCTGGCACGAATGCGATATGCTCGTCTTATCAAAGTCCGGTTATCTCACAGAGATTGAAATTAAGCGTAGTTGGGCTGATTTTCTTGCTGATTTCAAGAAAAGGCATACTCACGAAGGAAGAGGCATTATCAAGTATTTCTATTACTGTGTTCCAGAATGCTTGCTTAAACAAGTTTACGATAAACTGGATGAACTAAAGGCTGACTATACAGGGATAATAACATACGATGAAGATTTAAAAATAACACTCCACGGACATCGATGGATTACTCACGATGGAAATTATTCGTATCACTTCACCGAACAACACCCATATCGTAAGTTATTTCTTGAAGAACAGCTACAAGTCGCTCGGTTCGGCGCAATGCGAGCAATTAAATTAAAGGAAAAGTTAATTAATAGCCATTTGGCGTAAAACAGTGTAGAAATGATTCAAATTAAGATTCGTGAGTTAATTATCTTCATTATAATCATTGCGCTATTTTCCTCTTTATTAATTAATTGTTCTCAGCATTCTTTGATAAAAGCGTTAGAACATTCAATAGAGCAAAGAGATAGCCTACTGAATGAAAGTTTTAAATTGAAATACTAATAATAAACAAATGAACATTGGATTAATCGACGTGGATGGTCATAACTTCCCTAACTTTGCTCTTATGCGTACGTCTGCCTACCATAAAGATAGAGGTGATCAAGTAGAATGGGCTGCTCCTTTTAGCAAATACGATAAAGTAATTGCAAGCAAGATATTTACCTTCACTCCTGATTTTAATTACTTGACTTTGGAAGCTGGCATAATAGAGAAAGGAGGGACTGGCTATAATATAAAAAAACAATTACCATGTGAAATTGAAAGTAGCAAATCTATGGATTATTCGATCTATCCTCAATACAAGTTTTCAATTCAATTTTTTAGTCGAGGCTGCATCCGTAAATGTCCTTTCTGCCTTGTCCGTGAAAAAGAGGGGTATATTCATCCAGTGGAACCTGTTGATTTGAACCCTAAAGGAGACTGGGTTGAGGTACTGGACAATAATTTTTTTGCTAATCCGGAATGGAAAGATTCGGTTGATTATCTTCTCAAAGTGAAACAGCCCGTAAAGCTTCATGGTGTAGATGTTAGAATTATGGATGAAGAGCAGGCTTATTATCTGAATAAGCTGAAAATGAAACAGAATATTCATATCGCTTGGGATTTACCGCAGATTGATCTAACGGATAGACTAAAAGAAATGATTAAGTACGTGAAGCCTTACAAAATAACCTGCTATGTGCTGGTAGGATTCAACTCTACTATTGAGCAGGATTTGTTTCGGCTTAATACACTAAAGAGCTTGGGTATTACTCCTTTTGTTCAACCTTATAGGGATTTTGTGAACAAAAGAAAACCTAAGCAATATGAGTTAGATCTTGCGAGGTGGGCGAATAGAATGTGGTTGTTTAAGTCGCTTGATTTTGCAGACTTTTCACCACTCAAAGGATTTAAGTGTGATTATTATTTAAAGCAATTAGCGTAAAACAAAATTAGAAATGAAGATAATAGCCAAACAAGATTCAGAGGGTGAGATACTGAAACAACAGAACGAACTTCTTCTGGGAGATTATGAAAGAGCGGTTGCATCCGATTGCTTTCAAGGTACGCTTGAAGAATTTAAAGAATTTCGGGAAGTTGGCTGCTGGGGAATTACCAGCATGAATCGGGACGATTTTTCAGGCTTTTCCCCAATCCCTAATGAGTTAGGATGTGGTGTTAACGGCGCTTTAGGTCCTCTGGGTACAAACTCCGGCTCTGCCTTTATTCTTGTTCCCTCGGAGTGCAAGTATTGCAAGGTGCGTTCTTTCCCTACTCTTGAGCAAGCGGAATGCTTTGTTTCAGAGAATCCCAGAATGACTGATGTCGAAATTATCACAGAATGTGAATTTGTAAAAGCATGGAATGATAGGTTTTATCCGTTGAACCGATTATAAATACTCAAGTAGTTATGATAGAAATATTAGAATTTATCTTTCAGAGTTTCTGGCATTGGATAGGTACCGTAATACTTATAGCTGCCATTCCTGTGCCATTTGGGAGCACTCGAACCCTGTTACGTATAAAAGGGAAAAGACATGAAAAAAGTAAAACTGATAAGACATGAAGGAACCACATACAGGCATTGGGATATGCCATTGCCGCCAATGTCGAATGGATAAGAAGCATTGCAGTTCTAAAAAAAGAAAGTTTGAGAAACGGGCTATAAATAAGTTCCGTCGGAAACAATTGAAATTAGATGAAATAATAAAATGCAATCGTTTCGGAAAATATTGGGCTTGATTCCATTAGTTCCGATTTAAAAAAAGAAAGGATATAATTATGAAACAGACAATAGAAGAAGCCGAGAAAGAATATTGCGATAAGAATTATCCGTATTCAGATTTGAATATAAGGTTAATGGTGGAAAATGCGTTTGAAGCCGGAGCAGACTGGCAGGCAAAACAATCACCGTGGATAAGTGTAGAGAAGCGATTACCGGAAGTTGGTGAACTTGTTCTTTGTAGAATGGTATCAAACGGAGCGATAGTAAGTGGATTCCTTGATCCAATTCCGAATTGTCTTCCCAAAGTGGCTACAAGGCCTGATTTTGAATTTGAAGATTACGGTTATTATTATTGTGATTTTTGGATGCCTATCCCTTCTTTCGATGAAATACTGGAAGCTAATAGGGATGTACTAGAACGGATTAAAGAGAAAGGAGATTGATAATGACAGCAAAAGAATTAAGTAAGTTAATCACTACTGGCAGAAAACTGAAAAAGTTTATTAAAGAAACTCTCCCTAAAATCAGAGAAGAGTATCAAAGACATGGCAATAATGGAATAGATAAGCATACAGATGGATTTGGCAGAAGGGAGAGTATTCAGAGTATGAATATAAGTAATCTTTGTTATTCTTCTTTTTCTGGCAGTTGTGGAAGTGGAGATACATATTCGGATATAGCAAATATGGATACTGATTTGATGAAGGAATACTTTATCAGATATCTGAATGGGCATAAGGATGAAATAATGGAGGGAGTAGCAGATTTAATGATAAATGATGCAAAATCAAATCAAGAAAATGCTATTAAGGAAATAGACGAATATAAAAATTCACTGCTAAAACTATTGGAGGAATAATCATGAAGATAACACTTCATGGGCATAGATATGTCACTCATGATGGAAATTATTCATATCATTTTGTTGAGCAACACCCATATCGTAAGTTGTTTCTTGAAGAACAGCTTCAAGTGGCTCGTTTCGGTGCAATGCGAGCAATAAAATTAAAGGAAAAGTTAATTAATAGCCATTTGGCGTAAAACTGATAAAATAATGAATTTAAACGAACTTCGTGACAAAGCCTATAGAATAGCTTGTGACCATGGCTTTCATGATAAGGAATTAAGTAATGAACATTGCTTAATGTTAGTGATCACAGAGCTTTCCGAAGCTGTAGAAGCGGACCGAAAAGGTAGATTAGGAAAAAATTGTAAACGTCGTTTTGAAATGGAATACAATCGTTATCCTGCATTAGTAGAGGAAGAAAAACGATTTAAGTGCTCGTTTGAAAATAATGTAAAAGATTCACTTCCCGATGAACTTGCCGATGCTGCTATACGACTGTTAGACCTATGCGGGCTACGTAACATTGAGTTAGAAAATGATTGTCTGGATGATGAAGTGCTTGAAGAATATTCGCGTATATTCATTAACAAAACATTCACAGAGTCCATTTTCAATATTACTAAAAATCTTATTGATAGAGATATATCCTACTCTCTTATTAAGATTTTTGGGCTTGCTAAGCATCTCGATATTGATTTGCTCTGGCATATTGAGCAGAAACAAAGATATAATGAATTAAGACCTGTGTTGAACGGAAAAAGATATTAATCATGAACAGAGAAATAATATTCAGAGGGAAAAGCACAAATAATGGTAAATGGGTGTATGCAAAATTACATGGGTTTGGCATGGACTTATTTAATGAGTGTGTACAGGAGAATACTGTTGGGCAGTTCACCGGCTTGCATGACAAGAACGGAAAAGAAATATATGAAGGTGACATTGTTGAACAAATAGTTACAAATGGATACGGTTATGGTTTTATAGGTGAAGTAAGTTTTGATAATGGAGTTTTTGGTATAAAACATAAGACTTATAAAGGTTACATTGTATCCAGTTTTGTATATTCTTCGGATTGGAATGATGGTCATGCGCACGGAACTGTTTTATATGAATATGAACTAAAAGGAAATATCTACGATAATCCAGAGTTAATCAAGGAGGAATTATGAAAAAGATACTTTTTAATGATAAATTTGGACTTACACAGGCTGTTCTTGACGGTCGGAAGACGATGACGAGAAGGGCAATAACTTGTCCGAGAACCTTTAGAGGTGAATGGGTTGCAGGATTCAATGTGCATATCCAGCAATCTGACAGGAAAATAGTTGATTATCCTTGTATGTACGATGCAGACGAAAGGGAATTTGATGGGGGCCAAATACTTCCAAAATACAAAGTAGGCGAAGTGGTTGCTATTGCGCAATGCTATATGGATATTGACCAGTTTCACCGAAATGGTAAAAATGCAGCTTATTTAGAACTGTTACCTGGACTGAAATTATATCCAGGATGGGGTAACAAAATGTTTGTTAGATCTGATCTAATGCTACATCATATCCGTATTACTGATATCAAAGTCGAGCGCCTAAAGGGTATATCTGATACAGATTGCTTACGTGAGGGAATAGTGAAGGGGCAATGCGGCTCAAAAGAAACACATTTCTTGGATGCTTATTATCTGCCTGTTTCCTACCAACCATATTGTACTCCGCAAGAAGCTTTTTCCGTATTAATAGACAAAATTTCTGGTAGAGGTACATGGGAGTCTAATCCCTACGTATGGGTATATGAGTTTGAATTGGTTGATTAATTGCTTGTTATTTAGTAAGTTAAACAAAGTTTAAGTAAAAGTTTTTAGATTGTTTTATTTTGGTTAACTCGTTGATAATGACTATCTTTACAATACTAAAAGAAACCAATAATACTAATCATTAAAAGACAAGAGCAATGAATACTTACCACAAATTCTGTCCAAATGTATTTTTAGCAAAGTGCGAAGAAAAGCACGAAAGAGGTGAAGAAATTCTAGTTACCACTAGGTATGGCAAAGAAAACGAAAGCATAGTTTTCAATCTAATTTTTGAGAAAGACGGTTTTTACTATTACTCCATCGTACGTGCTGACGGTTTTAACGTTCAGGAATGGGCTAAGCAAAGAGCGGAACGCAGACGTGAATGGGTTATATCGGCAGAACGTAAAAGTAAAGAGTACTTTGACAGGTCTAATAAAGATAGAGATTTTCTTTCACTTGGTGAACCTATCAAGATTGGTCACCATAGTGAAAAACGTCATAGAAAAGCAATAGAGGATGCTTGGAATAATACCGAAAAAGCTGTTGCATTCAGCGATAAGGCTTTAGAGCATGAAAGCAAAGCCGAATATTGGGACAAGCGCGCTAATACAATCAATTTGTCTATGCCGGAAAGCATTGACTTCTACGAACACAAGTTGGAACAAGCGAAAGAATACCATGAAGGTGTAAAGTCTGGCAAATATCCGCGTGAACATGCTTATACTCTTACTTATTCCAAGAAAGCAGTTAATGAAGCACAAAAGAATTACGAACTGGCTAAAAAGTTGTGGGGAGACGAACTATGAATATATCACTATTAAGTCTTACTGACAAACAGGAATATGCCGTAAGGAATATCCTGCAATCATTAGATAATGCAAAAGTTTTCTGCTCGTATCTTGATAAGAATGATTTGAGAAAAGAGCTGGAGGATATGATTGAACGATTCATTAAACAAACCGAAAAGAAAATCAATGAAAATTTTTGAATATGGTACAGTTGATATTAGAAAATAGACTTATAGGTAATTCGGGCTGGATTGTTGAGTATTTCGATGTGCAAGGTTCAAAGTACATCAATACCGTAAAGATAAGAGGAGACAAGGATTACCAAATAGGAGATATATTCAACGCAATAGAGTATGGACATGATGGACTAAGTAGCTACCAACGCAAACACGGCATTGAGTATGACGGAATAAGTTTCCAATCCTCCATTGAAAAAGCAGAGGTTGAAATACTCTTGAATTTTCATTTGATAGACGAACTCAAAAAACGCTTCAAACCATGTTTCGTTTACCAAGAAGAATGGATGAACGAAGATGACTACGATGAAGCTGTTCGTGATAAAGCAAAGGAAATTTATGTTGATATTATAACTAATCTTTCTGAGGAATTGCATAAGGACTTTGAAGAGATAGATGAATCGGTGTCAGTCAATGAATACGATGATATTATATGTAGTTTTAGTAGTCAAATCATAAATTATACAGCATGAAAACGAAAGTAACTAAAGATGGTTTTATATGGCTTGTTGTACCAAGTGACGACGCAATGGAAATGTGGAAATCAAAGACAGCCGAATTGTATATACTCCACAATGATGACAGCGAAACAATGGTTGAAACCGATTTACAAGTGCAACGTGCCACATTCAGCGGAGAGCAGATTGGCATCGAAGTAGGATTCATCAAAGACTTGCTTCCTGTTTGCCCCAAATGTGGCAAAAGGCTTGTTCCAAGTGACAATCCTGAATATGTTTGGCAGTGTTATGAATGCGATGAGGATTTTTATTCATTTGAAGTGTGTAATGGAGACCAAAACCAATAAAGCGATTTCACTACTCCAGTGCGGTGATTTTAAAGCCGCACTGACTATTTTCTCCACTTTTCGCATTGGATTTACCAAAGAAGAGCAAAGAACCTTGAAAATAGCAAGCGAAAGCCTTTCTGGTAATTCCTCGTTCTATCGTCAACTTGGAATTGATACCGACAAAGCGATAGAAAAAAGTAAGTCTATTATTACATCGAAGTACTTGAAAATGAAATAGTTAAACAAAGTTTAAGTTATGTATGTTTGTGGTTTAAACTATTGGTAATCAATATATTATTTGTATCTTTACATATCAAAAATAACAAAATACGTAATCGCGGAGACGCTTACAAAATAATCAATGAGAGCAATGAAAAAGATAGAACAAATGACATCCGAACTTAACCGAGTATTGCATTCTAACACCTACCAATTCGAGATTGACACCGAAGATTTTGTTTTCGGTTTCAAGGAAACAATAAGAACGAGGACTAAGGATTTGGCAATGGCTATTAAGCTTGAACAAAAGGTAACAAGGGACTGCGGACGTTTCCTGTCCGACACCGTTAGAATCGTATCTGTAAGAATTTACAAAAACGGTGATTTGAGAAAAGAAATTCATGCTGAAGAAATAACAGCATCATATAATGGATAAAATATAGAGCAATGAAAACATTGAAAAAATTAACAAGCAAAGAAAGCTTTGCCATCCTTAGAGAAATCGAAAGCAAGAAATGTCCTAATGGCGTTAAGTATTCAGAGTGGAGAGAGGAAAGAGATAGACTACAGACGGAAGCCATCAGAAATTTAGTTCCCGAAGTCGGGCTAGGTTGTACCGTATGTTACTATTCTGACAGGCGAGCAGCTACTGTAACCAAAGTTATTTCTCCATGCAAGATTGAGGTTACATTTAATCAAACGGAATGTATCGACTACTATGCTGGTGATTATAAGATTTTACCAGAACTTGAAGGTGGACCAAAGGTGTTCACTAAAAGGAGAAATGGCCGTTGGGTGGCAGATGGGCAAGCGTACAAGGACGGTGTTTTGCTTATGCTTCATTATCAAAGTCATTATATTGATCCACGTTTTTAGCATTAAAAGCAATGAAAGCAAATAAAATAATGTTCCTATACTATCCTTGTATAGTAATTGTATGTGAATCAATGGAAACCCCTAATTCCAAAGACCCGGAAACAAACGATCTGAGGGAATATGCTAGAATAGTTAGATTTTCATATGAAACAAAATTTTTCCCTTATTTTGAATTTATCCCTGCTGGTTCAATTGAATGGACTAAGCATGCAGATATGCTTAGCAAAGAACAAAGAGACAGCATAGAAAAACGTTCCCAACAATTGCGGGAAGAGGATAAAGAGCGGATTGATTATTTCAACAAACTAAAAGAAGCAAGTATAAAATCACATAACCAACATAATAATAAGCAATGAAAACAACTGTAAAAGTGTATTTAAGAGATGAACAAGGTAATGAAGACTACTTCATTACTCCTATTAACTTATCAGAGCAAGAAGCTCACAAGTACTATCTCGGTAACATCTTCAATATGGGGTGCGAAACAGATCACATGATGAAATGCTACAAAGTTGAGACAATAAAATCATCAAATTAGATAAATTTATGACTAAAAGTGATTGTTTTTACTTCATATTTTGTATTTTTACACCATAAAATTAAAGCAATGAGGATTTACACAAGTTATTTCGGGAATTACAGAAAACTAGCAGCTGCAAACGTAAAAATGATATGTGTTGCGCTAGGGAAGCCAAGATTTTATAATGCACCTCAGATCATAGAGGTGGCACCAAGAAGATACATGTTGGATGATAAATGGACTTATGAAGAGTACACGAATATGTATTTGAATGATGTCCTTGCAAAAGTCAATCCGCAAGAATTGATTCAAACTATCCAGCGACTCAGTGAAGACAAAGACGTCGCTCTCTGCTGTTACGAAAAACCGGGTGATTTCTGCCATCGTCATATTTTGGCAAAATGGCTTACCGAAAAGACTGGCATTGAAATAACAGAGTTCGGAGTAGTTGAAAGGAAAGAACCTAAATACGAACAAGCAAGTTTGTTTGAGATATGAACAGAGAAATAATATTCAGAGGGAAAAGCACAAATAATGGTAAATGGGTGTATGCAAAATTACATGGGTTTGGCATGGACTTATTTAATGAGTGTGTACAGGAGAATACTGTTGGGCAGTTCACCGGCTTGCATGACAAGAACGGAAAAGAAATATATGAAGGTGACATTGTTGAACAAATAGTTACAAATGGATACGGTTATGGTTTTATAGGTGAAGTAAGTTTTGATAACGGAGTTTTTGGTATAAAACATAAGACTTATAAAGGTTACATTGTATCTAGTTTTGTATATTCCTCAGATTGGAATGATGGTCATGCGCACGGAACCGTTTTATATGAATATGAATTAAAAGGAAATATCTACGATAACCCAGAATTATTAACCAACTATCAATAGCGTTTGATAGAATGCTGTCAGATTTGCCAAGCAAGCGGTGGTTTGACAGCATAGTTAAAAGGGAATTTAGCAAAGATGGTCTATGCGTCGGACTAAAAATCCGAAGAACAAGGTTCGAATCCTTGAGTTCCCACAGTCTTGTATCAATGAACGCACCACTCTATCCGAATTGAAGACGGGCGTCGGGTCTGTCTGAAGATAGGAAAGCCGATAGAGTAGCAGATAGAAAGGGGAAGGGTAAATCCGAAATAAGTCCCAGAGAGTATCTATCAAGGTGGATTCCCACAAAATCATGTGGCAGTTGACGGTGACGACATGGCGGTTCATAATGTTGGCAGCTTGGAATAGACAAGCATTTGCGGAAATAGCTCATCGGTAGAGCGTTGGCATTCCAGCCAAAGAGTGGGGTTCGATTCCCTGTTTCCGCTCTAATGCCGTTAAACTCGGCTCGTTGATTGAGGTTGTGTAAAGTAAGCGACAAGGTTCGATTCCTTGCATTTAGTTGGTACTGCAAACAATCTGACAGCGTGGAAAGACACGCAAATTTGGTAGTATGGCGGAATTGGTAGACGCTGACAACTCTTAGTAGACTTGGTTACGATGTTATGAAAACTGGGCATCATTGTAAAACGAACCAATCCAGTGTTACACGGAAGATGTAGAAGATTGCCAAGCATTGCAGGTTCGAGTTCTGCTGCTACCTCAACCCTTATAGTAGCGATAAGCAAAAGCAAGAACATTAAAGCTTGTACAGTTTACGGGGTGATGGAAATTGCCATCTGACACGACTGAAAGAAGCCGAATAAATTGCATAGGTGTTCTTGCAAATAGCTTGAAGAATAGTTAGATTTGTGTTAAGCCTGCCGGGAATACGCCCGGTAGGCATTTAGTGCAAAATGTATATGAAGTTATATACAACTTAAATATATGAACGATAAAGGACTAATAAGAGCATGTGAAAACTCCGGCTGTGGTTGGAAGTGTTGTTCGTTCGGATCAGACGGACATATTGTAATTTTGCCCCATGAATTTGACGGGCATGAAAAAGAAATCTCCCATTTACAGATTATAGACGATGATTACTTTGGCGGTAAAAAGGTAAAATGTATCGCTAAAGATTGCAAATCATGTGACAATGGTTACAAGCCTATTATGTGTCGTACTTATCCTTTGTGGGTAAAATCAGTGAAAAAAAGTTTTGTGTTTCGTAGTGGTAAGTGTCCGCTAAATAATGAACAACTTGCTAAACATAAGGAGTTTGTATTAGACATTTTCAACAATTACAGAAAAGTGCTGTTGCCTGAAAATGATATAGACACATTCCTTTCAAAAGCATGGATTGACCGTTACGAACCGCTGTTCCCAATAAAGAAGGAAAGCACAGAGTACAAGATGCAGGTCAAATCTTTATCTATGTCTGATATATCAGATATTGAAAAGATGGAGCAGACGCTTCTTCGCAATCCAGATATGTGTTTCGCATCAGAGCCGGAAGACATAGCCAAATGCTTGGAATCAGGTTGCAGTTATGGGTTATTCGTAAATGACAAACTGGCTGCCTATTCTCTTGCATACTTCACAGAATACGGTACTGCCTATGTGGATAAATGCTTTGTTCATTCTGATTACAGAGGGAATGGATTCCAATACGTACTTCTCAATTCTAATATTGCTAAATTAATATCTAATGGGGTCCAGGAAATCTATGCCATGGTCTCACCGAAAAATGAAGCAAGTATCAAGAGTTTCATTAATGCAGGATTTTCTTTTAAACGAGATAGCAAATACAAAGAGATTGAACGTTTAATCTTAAAGTGGGAACTATGAAAGTTGTTGTCTATACCAAGAATATAATAGAGAACATTGAAAAGGCGCAAAGCTTTATTAATGTTCCTATCTCGTTAATGTTCAAAGATTTCTACGAGGATATTTATGGACATATCGCGGATAAAATAAACAATAAGATTTTTGGGCTTCATTTAAAAGATAGTATATGTTATTCTATTGGCAAAGCGACAAAAGATAATAGTGGTGCCGTGGTGACATCATTTACTGATGTTTGGCAATATCTTAATATCAATGGTATCGCATGTCAAGGAATACATAATTTCTACATTCCGATTAATGCTTGTGATGATAGAGAAGGTTTAAGTTGTTATGAAGCAAGTAAGTTGGCCAATGAAATAAGAATGATTTCAAGCTCCCATATATATGGCTTGATTACTTCTGGATGTCTGAATGAAAACCATCCCTCGGAAAAAGAATTGTACCGTATTTGGAAAAGCCTACGCGATAATATTGAATCTATTAGTTTGGGTGGTAGCTTTTGGCTTGGACAAGAAACTAAGATCCCAGAATTCACAAGCGATGTTCGTATTGGTGAATATATGCTGTTTGGCACAATCCCATATTGTGATTATGAGGTGAGAAAAGGTCTTAATGGCATAGAAATCGAAACAAGGGTTATAGGTATTTACCCAGAACGTAATCAATTGATTTTGGATTGTGGCTATTCAATGGTAGACTTAGATAAGTGTCAAATTAGTGATTGTACCAATTTGAAGTTTGTAGATAGTTCTAGTGAATACTCAATTATGGAGTGTGACCATGTCTCAGATTATTGCATTGGTGATGTGGTTACGTTTGTTCCCAATTATAAATCATTAGTCAAGTTGAGATATGCAGAACATGAATATAGATAAACCTTGGATTGATTATATATCCAATCGTACATTTGGCATGGAACTGGAGTTTGCCGATGGTGACAAACAACGCATCCCGCTTCCATCCGGTTACAAGTGGACGGACAACAAGTTGACCATGATGAACAATTCGGATGGTTCGGCAGTTACGCATCACGGCCAGTTCGGTGGTGAGATAAACACCCGTCCATACCATTACTGCGCTGAAGACCTTCAGGAGTTGAAAGACTTCATTCATACCATGAAAGATGCGGGAAGCTATCTTATGTGGAATGAAGGCTTTGATGCGCATCTGTACATCAAGGATATGGACCTGGATGTTATCAAGCGTATGTTTGTCCTCTCTTATTATACTGCATATCCAATCAAACGGATATTTGATATTGCGGAGTGGTGGGAAACAAAATATCTCGTACCAAGCCCTCCTTGGGATGTAGTGAAGCGTGTATTGGAAGCAGATACTATTGAGAATCTACTGAAAGTTTTTAGCAATGGTTCAGATCGAGGACACATCCGGTACTGGCTTAATTTATGTTCTATTGAAAAGATAGGAACGGCAGAATTTAGGATCTTCAATAGCTCCTGGGATTTCGATAAAATACTGGAAACAATCAAATTCATGTATTCGTTTGTGGAGTACGCCTACCTGCATGAAGATATGGAAGAGTATAAGCAACTCACCACAATTGATAGGTGCCTTGAAGTGTTCAATATAGACTATTCTAAGGTTCCCCAAAGACATAAACCGTTACTTTGGGCAGCAGAACACTCGGATAATGTTACAATAGTAGGCTCCATGTTTAAGAAATCCAACCGTATGCTTTCCTTTATCAAGAAAGAGGCTTCCAAATTCGATGTAGCCCATGTGGTAAACTCGTATTATATGGATATAGAGCAAATACTTACCAACCGTGAGATTAAGGTGTATACAAAGGAGTATTTTATCTACATGATGTATAAGGCAATCAAGGGAGAGATAAAAGAACTGCGCTTTAATGAAGAATATGAGTTTCTAAGTATTAAATCTGAAAATCCTGCTGAAATTATTGCCACTATTCACCTTTTTAATGCCATCAAAAAGCATAAGAATTCACAGGATATTTATCACAAATCGCTTTATGACGATTTTATGGCAAAGTTAGAGCATTACCATAAGAAGTATACGGAACGTTATCAAAAGCTAGTAGATAACCTTAAAAGTAAGTCTATTGAAGTGCTTTATTGTGCTGATATATCGGATGCGATTCTTAACTGTAAAGAGGATGATATACTAATCTATCAGAATGAATTTCATTCCGGAATGAAAGCTACGAGTAACGCATTGCAACGTTTCTTATTGGATGATTTTGGATCTCAAGAAAGAACTAAAACGAAATATGCAGAAATAGATGAAGAACAAGTTAATTACATGGCTCTCTCGCAGCATGGATTTATGGGCAGAAGAGAGGTATTCAAAGACCAACGCACATATATTTGGTCTAATGTGGTAGAAAGCGGAGATAGTAGCTTTAACAAGCGAACTATCGTTCCTTTAAAATATAAACGGCTTCCGGATGATTATATGCTTACGGATAAAAGCAAACTCCGGTTTGTACGTGCTTCTATGGCAGAGATTGATTATCTGCGTATGATTTACTTGAAAAAGGGTATTCTCCTCGGTTCTGCACCATTCTGTTACTTATGGTTCTTGGATGATTATGTGTTTGGGGCTTGTATGTTTGATTTCCTGAAGGTAAGCAAATACGGCATGGATGCAGTTTGGATGAAGTCGGATTTCGTGATAGACCATCCATTGCCCAAATTGAGTAGATTGCTAATTATGGGTGTACTTTCGTCAGAGTTCAAAGATGAATTGGACATAAGATATAAACATGAATGTGGAGTGATTGCTACTTCTGTATTTACCGATAAACCGGTAAGTATGAAGTATCGGGGAGTGTTTAAACTGCATGAACGCTGTGTTGGTAAACTCCATTACATACAAGATGCAGGCATTCGTGGCAACTTAGATGATATTTTAAAAGATTTTGTGAAAAAATACGGTGATGAGCCGAGAAAGGAATAATATATGGGAAAATTCAAGATAGCGGAAGTGCAATTATCTGACATTAAACTGGTCAAGAAAAATGCGCATTTCATGCAGCAGGACACGTTTAATGCCTTAGTGAATAACATTCGTAGAGACGGTCAATTATCGTCTGTACCATTCTGTGTAAAGCATTCGGATGGCTCTTATACGGTGGTGAGTGGTAATCACCGAACACAAGCGGCAAAAATGGCTGGGCTTACTTCCATCCATGTTATGTACATAGATGAAGAGGAGACTACAAACGATTGGTTGCTGGCAACACAATTGTCACATAACAGTATAGTTGGGCAAGACGATGCGGAGATTTTGAAGCAATTGCTTGATGAAATAACAGATGTCGCACTGAAAGAATATGCGCATATCAGTAATGAAGTTCTGGAAAGTGTGAAGGACATTAACTATACGGTTGAAATGCCGAATAATGAAATCGTCCCGGTAACTCTTATGTTTGTTGATACGCAGAAAACCGCATTCGATAAGTTGATGGAAACATTGGATTGCTATTCTGAAAAAGAACTTGGCAATCTTACTTTGGTAGATATGGATACAATGCACCGGTTGAATGAAGTATCGGCTAAAGTACAAGCCAAGTATAAAATCAAGGCCCAGGCTTTGAGTATTTGCAAAATGTTGGAAATTGTAAATAATGTATTGGAGGGTAATGCGGATGGAGAAAGATAGAAAATACAGGTTGAATACAAGGCAAAAGAAAACATTGTTTCTAAAAGCCCTTGATGCAAGACTTCTTAATGTGACGAAAGCATGCGAGGCCGCAAGTATATGTCGTTCTCTTGCTTATAAATGGAGAGAAAATGACCCCGAGTTTAAAGCGAAATGGGAAGAGGTTGAAGAAGCGTTCAAAGACAAAATAGAAACGTGTATGTTCACAAAAGCTATTACGGAACAGGACAATACTATGCTTATTTGGCTAAGTAAAACTAAGCTTCGTGATAGAGGCTACGTAGAAAAGATTGAACAGGATTTGAACGTGAACCCGTTTGAAAAACTTATGCAGGAATTGCCAGATGATGAAGAATGACAATAGCAGATGAAAAATCTTTGCGGAAAATCAAATCATGGACAGAAGACTGGAATAGGTTTGTGCGTGATGCTCTTAAAGCTCGTTTGGATAAGGAGCAACAGGATATTATTTCATCTGTGCAGTACAATCCTATGACAGCTGTTGCATCGGGAACAGCTCGTGGTAAGGACTTCGTGGCGGCCTGTGCATCTTTGTGTTTCATGTATCTTACTCCTCGTTGGAAAGATGGGAAGTTGACTAAAAACACTAAAATTGCTATGACAGCGCCTACCGCTCGTCAAGTACAAAATATTATGATTCCGGAAATCTCACGTTTATACAGGAATGCAGGTTTCCTTCCGGGAAGATTGTTGTCGTCAGGTATAAAGACTGATTACGAAGAGTGGTTCCTGACGGGGTTTAAGGCGGGTGATGATAACACCGAAGCATGGTCCGGTTTTCACGCTGTAAATACGATGTTTGTTGTTACCGAAGCTTCTGGTATTTCTGAATCAACGTATAACGCCATTGAAGGTAACTTACAAGGTAATTCTCGTTTGCTTATCGTGTTTAATCCGAATGTTACTACCGGTTATGCCGCACGCGCTATGAAGTCGGAGCGTTTTGCAAAATTTCGTTTGGATTCTCTTAATGCGGAGAATGTGGTATCTAAGAAAGCTGTAATTCCAGGACAGGTAAACTACGAGTGGGTTAAGGATAAAGTTGAGAATTGGTGTTCTCTGTTACAGAAAGCAGATTTCAATGAGGGAGAGGGAGATTTTACATGGGAAGGTAAGTTATATCGTCCAAATGATCTTTTCCGTGTCAAGGTCAGAGGTATGTTCCCTAAAGTTTCCGAGGATGTACTTATACCTTATGAATGGATAGAAATAGCAAACAGAAATTGGCAGGAATTACAGGCAAGCGGCTTCATTCCATCCAAATCGTGCAAGTTAGGTGTTGACGTGGCTGGTATGGGACGCGACAATAGTGTACTTTGTCCTCGATATGGTAACTATGTGGCGCAATTTGAAGTACATCAATCCGCTGGTCGAGCAGACCATATGCATGTAGTCGGTATGGCGATACCCTATTTGAAGAAGAGGGGAGCTAAAGCATTTATTGATACGATAGGAGAGGGGGCAGGTGTTTATTCCCGCTTGTTAGAAGAAGAATTTACAAATGCTTTTTCATGTAAATATTCAGAAGGTGCGGATGGATTGCATGATATTACCGGAGAATATGAATTTGCCAATATGCGCGCATATTTGTATTGGGCTTTGCGCGACTGGCTCAATCCTAAAAATGGATTTGGTGCAGCTTTACCTCCATGTGACCAGTTAATGGAAGAAGCGACTGAAACTAAATGGAAGTTTCTCAGTAATGGAAAGATTATCATTGAGGCTAAAGAAGACATAAAAAAACGTATCAAGCGTTCTCCTGACTATATGGATGCATTAGCGAATACATTTTATCCTAGGGATTACAGCTTTATTAGCGATGAAGAGCTGCTCAAAGATTTTTTGTAGTTGTGTTTCTTTTAGTACCTTTGTAACCGAAAACACTTCTTTTGTGTTTTCATTGCTCTTATGTGCACTGGCTTGTGAAAGTCGGTGCCATTTTTGTTCTATGTCAAAAGTTAAATCTTTGATTTAGAGAGGTTTGTTGTAAAAATAAAAGTGCAAATGTTTGGATAACTCGTTGATAATTATTATCTTTACAATACAAAAAGAAACCAATAATACTAACAATTAAAAGACAAGGGCAATGAAAGCAACAACAATCCAACAGAGAATAATAGAAAAGTTCATCATGTCAGAGTTTGTACAAGGTAACTTAGATACAAAAGAACAGGTTAGCTGTATGCTTATCCTAATTCAAAAGAAGCTGAATATGTCAGTAGAGCAAGCAAGTGACTTTATGAGAAAATCAATTGGTATTAACGCTTAATACACACGATTATGAAAGTATATGATATAAATGGCAATGTAGTAGCAGAAGGCTATTTAGTTCCCAATCCCAATTTCATTCCTAAAGGTGAATACAAAGAAACTGAACTGGATTATCAAAAGAAGCAAGCTGATATGTTGATAACTTCAATTGATGGCAGTTTCTATGAAATCAGTTTGCCTAAAAATGCTACACTTCGCCAGAAGATAAGCAAAGATATAAAAGGATATGGCAGAAACGTAAGAAGGTATAATGAAGATATAATTCATGTAACAGAAAAAGTCCTAAAGATTTTGCAAACTAAATATACTATAATGTGTGACTTTTAAAAATAGATATGACACAAGATCGACTTGATATATTTGAAAAAGTACTCCTTCTTTATGGAGAATACGTCTTACTCAATCTTTATTCTTCTGCTAAAGTTATGGAAAGGTACGAAGATTGTGCCATTATGCGAGATTTGATGAAAAGGCACAATATTGATGAACGTAATGAAATCCAGGATTGGCAAGCTGAATTATGGCGTTGTGGATATTCTGGTGAAATTGCTGGCATTAACTTTCCATATTATATGCATGAAGCTGTAAAAATGGTAGGTTATTAGATAAATATTATTATTTTTTTTGTTTAAAAGTGGCATAGTGAATGTCACTTTTGTTATATTTGCACCATAGCATCTGATGCTAACGTATCCTTTCACGTTCTCGGGTATACGTATTGTTTTATCCGGTCCCTTTTGGAAGGTATTTATTGTTGTTCAACTAATTACCGTATGAAGATGTACGGAACATGCCCATGGATGAAATAACCGCTATATTAGACAGTACCCGACCTGTTGATAATATTATCAACGACTTAAAAGAGAAATCAGTCTGTGTCCCCTCATGGGATAAACTTATCAAAGACTATGAACCAACGATGCACGACATAGTTACTGATACTGTTACTCGTCAAAACAAGGTAAGGTCTGACGGTACGGTAGAGCAAGCTTCACGTATCTATGTTGGTCTTGAAAAGCTTCTAACGAAGCGAATAACAGAGTTCATGTATTCTATTCCGGTAAAACGTATATATCACAATATAGAGGGTAATCCTACCAGACAACAAATAGCAAAAGCGATCGAAGCAATATACAAGTATGCTCGTATTGATAGTGAGAATATTAAGCGAGGTAATGCTTACTTTGCATCATGTGAAGTGTTCACTATTTGGTACACAGTTGAGAGCCCCAATACTCTATATGGTTTTACAAGTAGATATAAACTAAAATGTAAGACCTACTCACCAATGGACGGTGTTAAGCTATATCCTTTACTTGATGAACTTGGTGATATGATCGCAATGTCTTTTGAATACACAAAAAAGGTCAAAAATGAACAAATTACTTTTTTTGAGACATATACAGCAAACATGCATTATAAGTGGAAACAGGAGGGTAGCGGATGGGAATTAGTCAAATCAGAACCGGTTGCTATTCTAAAAATACCAGGAGTCTACGCCTATTGTTCGGTACCTATTTATCACGGGCTTTCCTATATCAGAAAAGAAATAGAATATACCCTTTCACGCAATAGCGATGTAATCGCGTATAATTCCGCTCCTATACTAAAAATAGCTGGTGGGATAAAGGGTAGTGAGAATAAAGGAGAAAGTCGTAGAGTTTATCGCGTAGAACAAAATGGGGATGTAGCCTATGTTTCGTGGGCACAATCTATCGAGGCATTAAAATACCATGTTGACACTTTAGTCAAATTGTTTTGGTCACAATCACAAATGCCAGATATCTCTTTTGAAAACATGAAATCTCTCGGTAATATCGGATTTGATGCAAGGCAGACTTTACTTACTGACGCTCATTTAAAGGTTGGAGACGAAAGCGGAGCGTGGATAGAAGCATTTGAACGCGAATGTAGTGTAATTAAGGCCTTCTTGAAAATGATGAATGTTACGTGGAAAGGTGAAGTAGATAATGTTGAAGTTGAGCATGTTATTACTCCGTTTATCCAAAATGATGAAAAGTCAGAAATAGAGAAGTGGGTTACAGCCAGTGGGGGGAAAGCGGTTGTCAGTCAATTAGAGGCCATCAAGAACTTGGGCATTTCTACCGATCCGCAAGAGACTCTCTCTCAAATTCAAAAAGAAGATGAAACTGCTTCTAGAATCAGAGTGAGCAACATATTTGAACAATCAGAATAATAATCTAAAATATAAATATTATGGCAAAAACGGATACTCTAGAATTTAATAAAGAAAAACAGGGATATTCCTGCGAATTTACCTCTGTTGGGAAATGTGTGATACAGATAGACAGAGAGAAAAGTGGCACACTTAGTATATACGCAAAGTTGGAAGGAATGGATTATACGCTATTGTATCAATACCCATCTGTTTCATTCAATGATAATATAATTTTTGAGCTTGATGTACAAAAAGGACTTTCTATCAAGATACTAAGTTCGGTAGGTGTCATGAGTGCAAAGATGACTTATGAAGATTTATAGATTGTCTGCCAAGTTGTAGAAAAGGTAAAGACAACATAGGAAATGTTTACGCTGCTGGCTTAAAACTTAAAATCATGAAGACAAAAATATCAAACTGGCTTATTAGATTAGCAGAAAAAATCAATCCACAAGAAAGATTGAGCAGTATTGAACGAGTTGATAACTACGAAGCAAAGAAGCTTGGTATCTGCCTTGCCAGAACTAAAAAAGAAATCAAGGATTACCGGAAAAAGAAGAAACTTGATGAAGGGTGGTCCAATCGTAAAGCCGATGAAATGCTTATCAGAGAACTTAAGAACGAAGTGCGCCAGTCAATCAACAACTCTATCAACCAAAGAGGGTTGGTTGAATACTCCGTTGAAAAGGTTGGTGACGAACTTCATGTTACCGGTGAAATCAAAGTCTATATCAAAAAAGAATCACATGAAAGTTCCAATAGATGAAATGACGTTTGCCGAAAGCGAATATCATAGAGGTAACAAAATATGGAATGCCCAAACGTTATACGATTTTGCTAAGGCAAAAGAGTATCCAGTTATGGATATGCCACTTTGGTGCATTGATTTGACTACTGAAGCATTTGAATGCAGCCAACTTCATAGTTTCATATTCCAATGCAAGCGGGTTCGTAACTGTTCGCTTGATTATCCTATCATATTAGATGAAGTTGGCCAAATTGCTGATGGCTATCATCGTTTATGCAAAGCTATATTAGAGGGTAAGGAGACAATTAAAGCTATTCGGTTATTGGAAATGCCGGCACCTGATAGGATTGAGGAGGAATAATATGAAGAAGCATACAAGAATTATTACGGTAGAATATGTTGTACGAGATTGCCCTATCTGCGGTAAAGTTATAGTGAAGCATCATTTGTATCCAGAAATTGATAAAAAGCAAGAAAAACTGCGTAGATGGCAAAGGAGGTAATGATTCAGTCTAAATATCATTGTCGAGATTGTGTACACAGCTACGATTGGCATGAGAAAAATAGTAAAGGTGAATTGTTTATGTGCCGATGTCGGTTATCTAAATGGACTAAATTTTTGAATCGTAATATATGTGATAAGTTTAAGGAGAAAGAATTGATTCTTAAAAATATGCCATGATTATTAGTCTAACCCCCGTGATTTTTCTGACAACTTAGAACGTAATATTAAAAATAGGACAATATGGCAAAACCTAAAATTCCAAATCAGAAAAAGAAGTATCAAGAACTTAACAGTCGGATAAATAGGTATGTCGTTCTTGTTGAGCAGATATACGACACACTGAATTTGGACGCCGCCAAAGCTGTTTCACGTACGGAATATTCCTCTGATAGCAATAAACCGTTTAAATGGTCCGATTACCCTCAAACTAAAAAACAAATTGACGACATACAAAGGCATTTCGTAGAAGATATAAACGCAATTATCTATCGTGGTACGACCGAAGAATGGAAAAATAGTAATGAAGCACAGGATTTGATAGCAAACAGAGTATTAAAAGCATATAACGCACAAGTTGATAGAGAGAAATATAAAGTTTTGTATCAAGTAAATTCTGATGCTCTGAAAGCATTTCAAAACCGGAAGGATAAAGGATTCAATATATCGGCAAAACTCTGGCAGCAATCTATGATCTACAAAGAGGAATTGGAGGCTGCGATCTCATGCGCTATTCAAAAAGGAACCAGCGCTGTTACGTTGAGTAAGCAAATATCTCAATACTTACTTGATTTTCCATCACTGCAAAAAGATTATAAAGACAGATACGGAAGTGCTGAACATATACAAGATTGTGAATACAGATCTATCCGCCTAGCCCGTTCGGAGATAAACATGGCTTATCGAACATCCGAAAATGAACGTTGGAAGCAAATGGATTTCGTAGTAGGATATGAAATTAAATTAAGTTCCTCTCATCACAACCGTATGCCACATGGAGATATTTGTGATACACTTGCCGGAAAATATCCTAAAGATTTCAGATGGACAGGATGGCACCCGAACGACTTATGTTATAAAGTCCCTATCCTCAAAACAGAAGAAGAATTCTGGGAATGGGATGGACTGAGCGATGTTTCTACAGAAAGTATTAATGAAGTAAAGGATGTTCCTGACGAATTTAAAAAATGGGTACTTGACAACCAACAAAAGATTGAGAAAGCGCGGGAAAGAAACACCTTACCTTATTTTTTGAGAGATAACAAATCAATTGTTCAGAATATAAATACTGAAAATTCAGCTAAAGAGCTTGTTAATCGTGCTTCTTTAGTTGGGAAGGAGGTACAAAGTTTAGCAGAATCCATCGCTAAAAATAATAAAGGATTTGTAACTCCAATCAATTACAAAAGCATTTCATCAATAACAAGAAAAGCGACAACGGAGGGTATAACTCCATACGATATAAAAGACGCAGTTAGGACGACAATCATAGTTCCCAAATCACAAATAGATCAAGTCTTGAACGAACTATCTGAAAACGATTCGTTTGTGCGACTGAAAAGACAAAAGCCGGAATCATTTATGGGATATAGTGGCAATATAGTTAATATTCAAACATCTAACGGATTAATTGCTGAGATTCAAGTTAATACAGACCGTATGATTTATGCCAAAGAAAAACCGGAAGACGCAAAACGAATTCTTGGAGAAAAACGTTGGAAGGATATACAAAATCAAACAGGTATGAAGGGGGGGCTGGGGCATAAATATTATGAAGAATGGCGAGTATTAGACAAAGCTGATAAAAAGGCGCAAAAAATAGTTGAAAAATCAATCGAATATTATAGTCATTTCCAATAAAAATCACTATCTTTACATATAAAAATGAACCAGAAGGAATTATATAATAAATTACAGTCAGGCGAAACGGTTTATTTACTTGACGATTTTGAAGAAGCTGTTATCCGTTTATATTTCGATAACGGCCAAACAAAATCATATATAAAACATCATGGACGTAATGAAATAGAAATTCCGCAATCCGATGATACAGTGTGTGATATAATTCTTGGAGGAAAAGAGATTTCAAAATCAGAATATGACAAATACTAGTACTTTATTAGAAAAAGCTCTTCAAATAGCAACTGATGCGCATCTTTATCAAGTTGACAAAGCTGGGGTACCTTATATTTTCCATCCTATCCGTGTCTCAAACAGATGTTCTACTGATGACGAAAGGATTGTTGCTTTGCTGCACGATACAATAGAAGATACCGAAGTTACCGCTGAATATTTACTTATGGAAGGGTTTCCTCGTAATATAGTAGATGCTATACTTTCTGTCACTCGCAACGAGGATGAAAACTATGAAGATTTCATAAAACGCTCTAGGCTTAATCCTATAGGAAGACAAGTAAAACTACATGATTTAGAAGACAACATGGATATAACACGTTTGAATGAACTTACAGAAAAGGATCTTTACAGATTGAACAAATACATAAAAGCATATAAATATCTTAAAGAATAATCGCTGATGTACAATTACATTCAGTTTCACGGCACGAAGTACAAGATTACTCTCGTGCCGTGCGTTTATTATGATAGTTTAACATTAAAAGTGGCGTTGTTTATGTCACTTTTGCTACTTTTGTATCAGAAGCGTATGAAGATGTACGCCACAGAACTTGTCGTGTTGTGATTTGCTTCAATTTAGCACGATTGAACGAAACTCATTGCTCTAATGTTTAGTAAAGTTCTAAGCGAATAGTCTGCTGGCATACGTGCTACGCAGACTATTTTTGTAATTAAAACATTGTACAATGGACAGAAAACAACAAGTATTGTTGAGATTGAAACCGAAAGTGAAGGCATTCGGGTTCAATTCAAGGGAATTAAAGGGTATTGCTGCCAAGATTGCCGATAACCTTACTTCCGCAGATGATGCCTCAGATGAAGACGTAAATGCAGAAATTGACAAAGAGATTGACTCCGCATTACGTTACTTGCCTTTCGGCCAGTCACAAGCCAATCGCTTGCTTGATGAATGGAAGAAAAATCACCCTGAAACAGATGACGACGACAACGATGACGATGATGACGACGACGGAGCTTCGGATAATCAAAGACGTCAAGCTGGTTCAAACACCAAAAATCCCAAAAACAAAGGAAAGAATGATGATGCTCCGGAATGGGCTAAAGGTTTGGTTCAGACAGTACAAACACTGAATGACGAAATCGCAGCATTGAAAGGTGAAAAAGTTACCACTACACGTAGAGAGAAACTTGAAACCCTTTTAAAAGATGCTGGTACATTCGGAACTCGCACATTGAAATCCTTCAATAAAATGAAGTTTGAAAATGATGAAGAGTTTGAAGAATTCTATTCCGAAGTTGAGGAAGATTTAAAATCTTACAACCAAGAACGTGCCGACGCAGGACTATCTAGTTTGGGGAATCCTCCAGGTGCAGGAAGTAAGAAACAAGAAAAAAATGAAGTATTAACCGATGAAGAGGTTATAGCAATTGCTAAAGGCCTTTAATCAAAAGTAAAATTAAAATGGGCGCAAAAGCTGATTTAGTAAACGAACAGGAGACGATTTTAACCGGAATGGATTCGATTGTTATTCGTAACTATTTGGGCGGAATTATGAATGGGCGGACATTAGACATGACTGGATTTAAGCAGTCTGTAATTAAAGCCGGTCATATTGTTATCCGCGATACAGAGAACGATACCTATAAGCCAATGCCTGTTAACTCAGCAGGCACAGCTTACGAATCATTGCCATCTAATCATGAATACGTTGGTGTTGTTGTTTGTTCAAAACCTGCCGACAAGCCATTCGTTGGTATTATGTATGCTGGTGAAGTAAATGATGTGGCGAGTCCTTATCCTATTGACAGCATTAAGGCTGCATTAAAAACGGCATTGCCGCAATTGGCTTTTTTACACGATTAAAAAGGAGGTGAAAGATGAATGAATCATTATTTATTGAATTTGTAAAAAAAATATGGCCCAAATTGAGCCTATATGTGAAAGAAAAGATCAATGGAACAAATAAGAATTTGACCTATCTTCACAAAACTATGCTTACCAGAGTATATTCTCCTGATCAAAAATGGGAAGGTACTTCTGCTAACACTACTTATGTAGCAGCGGATATGGTAGCTATGGATTCTCCTTTGTCTCCCAAGAAACGTGACTCTATTGCACGTTCTAGTGGTGAATTGCCTAAAGTTGGTATTAAAAAGATTCTGAGAGAAACTCAGATCAACGCTATTAATATCATGAAAGCACATTTGTCTAATGCCACTACAGAGGAAGCGCAAAAATCTCTCAAAAACAGAATCTTTTCTCGATTAACTGATGACGGAACCGCATGTTCTGTTGGTATTGATGAAAGGAATGAAGCTAATTTCCTTACTGGGCTGTCTGATGGGGTTATTATTGTTGAAGGTGATGATGATAAAAATTCCGGTCTCGGACTTCGTGTAAATTATGGTTATTTGCCAGAACATAGTTTTGGTGTTGTTACTACCGGAGAAGTAACAGGTGATGATATTGAAAGAGTTATAGGTAAAGCCAACGATGACGGGAATAGCATTTCTGTTATCATGTTAGCGTTGTCTACCTATAACAAAATGCGTCAATCTCAATGGGCTAAGGAATTGGTGGCAAGTTATCGAGGGCAAACCTTTGATAATGAAACAAAGTTGCCTGTTCCCACTTCTACGTTGTTTGATGAAGCATTTTCTGATCAATATAATGGCATTTCATTCTTTAAGATTGATCGTTCTGTCACTTATGAAAAGAATGGTAAAAGAGTTTCTTATAAGCCGTGGAACGCAAATAAACTTATATTCCTTCCTTCTGCTGACAATGTAGGTTCTTTTGTATGGGGAACTTTGGCTGAATCTACTAACCCTGTCAAGGGAGTAGAATATACCATTGTTGATGAATATAAGCTGATTAGCCGTTACTCCAAAACAGACCCGTTGCAGGAATTTACGAATGGGCAGGCTCTTTGTTTGCCGGTTATTGAGAATGTAGACCAGATTTATTCATTGGATATTCTGGAAGCTCAAACAGTAGATACAACGAAAGAATCTGAGGATTCTACTGATGTAAAGATTACGATTTGGGGAGTAACTTACAAGAAGCCAGAATTTGTGACAGAATACAATAAAATCGCTGGTAAAAACTTGACTTCCACCGTTTCCGATGATAAACTTATCGCGGCAGTCAACAGATTGAGTGATGCAGACGAAGCATCGTTGAAAAAAGCGGTTGAATCCCATAAAACAACATAATCCATGAAGACAATTCAGCAAGCCCTTATAGACGAAATACATTACCCGATTCCAGCTGGTTTTGTAGAGAATGTTATGATTAAACGTAATCTCAAAGTTGATGAAGAGTTTGATTATGACGTTTCTCGTTCCAACGAATATCAGGGGGCATTAGCTGATTGTCTTTGGTCTTTAGTTCAGTCTATCAATTTTTCTGAAGCAGATAAGTCTTTTGGAGCTTTATCTGATAAAGACAAAGAGCGAATTTTGTTACGTGTCAACTCTATCTACAATACTATTGGTGAGCCTTCGGTAGAACTGGAGGCAAAGCCGATGGTATATGTAGGTGATTGCTTGTTGTAGAATGGCAGTATTGAATAGAAAACCCCACCGTTTGTCATATCTTGTATCCGGTTCTGGATATGATGATGAAAACGGCGATTATCATCCCGGTTCCTCTGAATGGAAAGGCGTGATACCTTGTGATGCCGTACCTGCTGGAAAAGCGGAACAAAGAGAGTTTGAGGATGGTGTTGTAAGAAGCTATTCATACACGGTTTATCTTCCAAGTGATTGTCGTACGTTTACTATTGGAGACAGGGTTAAGATTGATCTTATCGGAGAAATTGAAAGAGAATTTGAAGTGAAAGGTTTTCATCGTTACCAGCTTCAGTGTAAAATTTGGGTTTAGGATATGGGTATAAGAATGGCTACCAAACTTGATGAAATTCATAATACACTTATGAGGGAGGCACAACGGGTTGAAAGGCTAACAATACGCGCTTTGTCGTATCTTGGAGAACAATGTGTTATCAGGGTACGTGATAGAGGTGGTGATAAAAGTTGGTATGATCAGTCTGGTAATTTGCGTAGTTCAGTTGGCTATGTAATAGCCCGTAATGGCAGTATTATCCAATACTCGGACTTTAATCAGGTGAAGCAGGGTTCACAAGGTGTAAAAGTCGGTAAAGACCTGGCAGAAGAACTGGCTAGAAGATATTCCAATGACTATGTTCTTGTTATTGTTGCCGGAATGAATTATGCTGAATATGTAGAAGCGATGGATAACAAGGATGTATTAGCATCAACGGAGCTATGGGCTATAGAACAGGTCCCTAAGATGCTTGAAAAACTGAAAAAACAGATTGCTAGATGAAATCGGACATTGAAATACAGAAGTTTGTCTATCACAAGATTAAAGGTACAGCTCTTGAACAAAATGTTACTGGAAAATTGAGTGATAGAGGTAGACCTAACAAATCAGACAAGGAAGATATTGTCATATCAGTACTTGCTAATGAGGGGTGCGGTCAAATTCAACGGGCTTATGTGAATATCAATGTTTACGTTAGTGACCAATGGAATGAAGATACGAAACAATGGGAACGAAATACAGTCCGTGTAGGCAAATTATGCGAATTATGTAAGTTCCTTTTCTCCATACGAGAGGAAGAGTATCATACGGTACCTAAGCAATGTTCTCAGAAAACCATTCCAACAGGAGTGACCTTTGAAGATGGACATACCGAACATTTCATTAATAACAAACTGTATATTGAGATAAATAACGAATAATTATTAACTATATTAAATGATATAGAATTATGGCAGTAATCGGGTGGGGGAAACCACGTATATTTATTAAAGATTTGGATGCAAGTTCTCCAAAGTGGGAAGAGCTTCCGACTCCTGTAGAGGATTCTACACAATTGACAACAACCAAAGGAGATAAACAGGAAGCCAAGATTGAAGGTGGGGAAAACGAAGACGTAAAGTATGGCAAAAATACTTATGCTCTTGCTCTCAACATTCGTGCCGCAAAGGGACGCAAAAGACCTATTAGTGATAGTGATGGTGTAGTTGCTCACAATTACGCTATTGCGTTACAGCCGGAGGATCCGGAAGTTCAGGGTTTCTGTATGGAAAAGACTACTGTTTCTGTTGAAGATACATTTACTACGGCAGATGGTGGTGTTTGGGCGTATATGTTTGATGCATTAAAACCTGGTGCCGACAAAAAGCAAATTCAATGGGGTAAAATTATTGTAACTCCGAACACTGGTACACCAACTAAAATTGAATGTGATCCAGAAGATGAATCCGGAGATGGGGATAAGTTTGAAGTAGCTCCTAATCCTGGTATAGGAGGTTAAGTTTTGATAGGTAATGCCGAGCGTGGGGGCGTAGTACCCACGTGTTTTGCGGAGATGGTGTAATGGTTGCATATATATCATCCAGATATCAGGTTACGGTTCAAGTCCGTATCTCCGCTCTGTTTTTTGAGAATCTGATTTGTTGTTCATAATTTAATGTCGGTTGTCTGTGAAGATAGCCGATAAAAAATAATTGATGATGAAAGAAACTATAAAAGATATAGACGCGGATATTGCTGATATAATAATGAGCGTTCCGAGAGGATTTAAAGTGGGTAAAAGAAAGTTCTATCTTTATCCTATTACTCTTGGTAAAACATATCTTATTTCACGCCTTATGTCTTCCTTGAATATAAATCTAAAAATAGTACACGCTAATCCATACATGGAGGCTTTAAGGCTATGCCAAGACAAGAAAAATATTGTATGCCGTATATTATCCTATCACACAATTAATAAGAAAAAAGATTTGTTTGATAATGATGTGATTCAGGAAAGATGTGATTTTTTTATTAAAGAACTTGATAATGAAAGTTTGGCACAACTGCTTGTGATGGTCCTTTCCGAAGGGGATATATCTCAATTTACTAAGCATTTAGGCATTGACAAAGAAAAAGAGTGGCAAGAAAAGGCGATGAAGGCTAAAAGAGACAATAATTCTTTCGTTTTCGGTGGAAAAAGTATATACGGTACACTAATAAGTTCTGCTTGTGAACGTTATGGCTGGACTTTTGAATATGTTGTATGGGGAATAAGCTATGCCAATCTGCAACTACTTCTTGCCGATTCTATAACGTCTATCTATTTGTCTGACGAAGAACGTAAGCGAGTTAATATACCTAAAGACCGCAACGTGATAAATGCTGATGATCCGGCAAATATGGCAAGGATTAAGGCAATGAAATGGGATTGATTCAACATAAATGTATGCAATAACTGGGTTTCTTCGGAAATAACCCCAGTTTCTTCCGAAATAACCCCAGTTTCTTCGAAAATAATACGGTATTATTCCGTGATTAATCACTGATTATTCCGTGATCACTACGTCAACACTACGTGATTTTTAAAATATATTAATTCTTATCTGTTTTATATTGAATATAGATAAAAATATCTATATTTGCATCTGTAACAAGTACGAGATGTTACCAGACATTGATTCAGTATTCTCCTGTACGGAGTTTATATATGAATAGCCTCGTAGTAGCTCGTACCTATTACGGGGCTTTCTATTTAAAGCCAGTTATACAATCGGTTCTATCAGTGCCAACCGTTCCGAACTTTGACAGCGGAGAGATAAAATGGCTCTTATGTTTTGCACTATATGTCTTTTATTGGAAAGTCCTGCTCTGTTCCTATCACCTAACAACAGGCGCCCAAGCGTTGTATTACGATAACCAATAAGGGATGAATCAAAGATATTGGAGAAGTATTGAGTGTTAAAGCAACAAAATGGATAATTGAAGTTTAATAAAGTCCATCCACCTCCTAATAATTATCTTGGGAGAAAGGGTGAGGTATAAAATTAGTCAACATGGAAGAGATATATTCGTTTGAAGAAATTGCAGATTATATCAATAAGCGTAATTTAGCCGTATCTCCTGAGTACGTTGTTAGTTATTGGACAAAGAAAAAATGGATAACTAAGAAAGGGACTCCTGTAAAAACATTAGCTGCTGTTGTTGATGTTGCTAATAGCATATTTCTCACTAAAAAGAGAAGAGAGAAAGGAGAGCCAACTTCTAATTTAAAATCTCTTCGGAAAATGAAGAGAGAAAAAGAAAAATTAGAATATACTAAATTTACCACTTATAATAACCAACTTCAAGATGATAGATGGATAGCGTTTAGAAACTTTGTTCTTACAGCAAGAGGGAAACGTTGTGAAAAATGTGGGAGTGACAAACATATTAAAATACATCATCCATATTATATTAAAGGAAGAGCTGCATGGGAATACAACTGCTTAGATGTTATCGTATTATGTAGTTGTTGTCATGAAAAAGAGCATCACATTTAAAAGAACAATATAACTTTAAATTATAGTTTATGAATGAACTTGTTTTCAAAGGTCAGAATGACCAAGTTTTAACAAGCAGCCTATTCAGTCTAAAAGTAAAGGGCAATAAATCACGATAGGCTTTGTGTAACCATCGTGATTTATTGGTAGTAAAATAGAACATATATAGCATCTAATTAGGAAACTATTTCTCCAGTATCCTTATTTAATATCAGATGGTATTTCTTTTTTTCTCCTACTTTGGTAGTGGCTTCAATGTCTAATATTACGTTATCTTTATCTAATGAATATATGGATTGGTTAACTCTTATCTCTTCATCGGTGATGGGTACCTGCCAAATTAGATATTCATCATATATATACATTGAAAGGTCGACACACATAACCATATTGTCATAGATATATACCATATTACTGTAAGATATAGGCAAGTAATTATTTCTTTCAATTTCTTTAATCCATCCTTCGGTACCTGTAGCATTATTCCCAATTGTCTGCTTTAAATCACTATCCAATACTCCAATTTCGTAACCTCCTGTTCTTGTGGTTATATAAATGGCAACATATTCTCCATACCAATCTGCTATTGCTTCTGGATAGAAGACAGTTTCTTCAAAGCCATTATTATGTTCTTTATCAAAATATTCTTTTTTAAGGACCTTACCATCTTTTATTTTCAAGATGAATTTATGTGGGTGATTAGCCATATTTGCGTATAAGCTAACCAATATATAGAAATAGTCGTCTTTTTTTAAGGCACTTTGAAGAAAACACCCGTTGACTATATATTCTCTTTTATCTCCGAACCCAAGATCATGAGTGTAATTCTCTGCTTTATCTTTGATAGTAAATACCTTGTTCCCTGATTCATCAATAGCCTCTATATAGTAATCTCCTTCAAAGATATAGGCTTGTAGTTTTAAATCATCTACTAAGATAGCACTGTCTATTTTATATTGGGGCTGATCTGGTTCATTAACAAGATTGTCGTTTGAACTACAACTTGTAAATATAATTATTGCTATTATAAAGAATAAATTTTTTCTCATAAGTTGTCTGTTGTTATTCCCTTATTGCCATTTTAAGTGATTCTTCTAGTTTTCCTGCATATTTAAATATATCGTCTATACTGTCAATCTGAAGCCATTCGCAACTCTTGTAGTTATCTAATGGTATTCCTATCTGCTTCTTTCTTGCGCCAATAGAGATACGGCATATCCAAAACCACTGGCTGTTATCAAGGTTCACGACGAAGTAGCTCTTGTAGTCTCTATAGGTTATACGTGTTACATCCACGCTTTTTCTTAAAATACTTCTTACGATATTGTAAGCATCCAATTCTTCTTGCGTCGTTACAACACCGGATTCTTTGTCCATATATACAACTCCGTCCGGGAGTTTCTCTTCTGTATTTTCTGTGGAAGTATTTATGGATGTATTGTCTGACATCTGGAGTGGATCAGATGTCTGCTCACCATTCTTTATGGCTGTGTTTAGCCTATCTGAAATGATGTCATTGATAATTGATGAGATGGATTTCTTTACAAGTGGAGTGAACATATCTATAACCTTGGATGTGATTTGCCCGGAAGTATATGCTTGGCGGGCGAAGAATCGTACAAATTCAGGTGTTGGCGATGAAAACTCGTTGTTTAGTATAGACTTTATCTCCGTTGTATATTTAAGTTCATTTGCCGTACTTAGAACATCCTCTTCGTTGTAATATGATTTATGAAACTTTTTTAGCTGTTCTATATCCGCATCTGATAACTCAAGCATATCCACAATAAGAAACGGCTTTTCATCCATGATGTTGATTTTCTCCAAGTCTGTATAAAAGCGGTATTCTATCCCATTGGTAAGTACTCCAAATCGTGCTTTTGATGCAACAAAATACTTCTGTAGTTGCGTGTCATGCAAGTTTAAGTCCTGTTTGCAGTGTTTGCATTCTATGAGTATTATTGGGCTTTCGTCCTTCATTATGGCGTAGTCAATCTTTTCTCCCTTTTTCTTTATAAGGTCGCAATCAAGTTCTGGAATGACTTCAAAAGGATTAAATACATCGTAGCCTAAAGCAGCGATCATAGGCATAATAAATGCTGTTTTCGTAGCCTCTTCTGTAGCTATACTATCCTTTTGCTTTTGGATACGTTCTGCAAGTTGTAAGATTTGATCTTTAAAGTCCATGCTTTTATTGTTGTATAATAATATATGCACAAATATATTTTATATAACAATATAAACAAAATTAAAGATAAAAAAATAATCTATTAAATATGTTTTTGCTATGTATGTGGCATTTAATACGTCACTTTTATTATCTTTGCAATGCCGTGTGATGTTGCACGGAACTATTTCTATCGAAAAGACTTATGGCTGGATTACACTTCGACATAACCGGTGACAACTCCAACTTTATACGTAAACTTCATGAGTGTGAAAATGGAGTAAAAAACACATCCCGACAAATAGAACAAAGTGGGTTAGGTATAGAAGATTTATTTAACCGTATGACTAAAGCTGCTGCCGCATTCGGAGTTGGTTTCACTGCGAAAGAATTAATTTCAAATATAGCACATGTTCGCGGCGAGTTTCAACAATTGGAAGTTGCATTTAAGACAATGCTTGGTAGCGAAGATAAAGCTAATGCTCTTATGCAACAGTTGGTCAAAACAGCTGCTACTACACCATTTGATTTGCAAGGAGTTGCAAATGGAGCCAAACAGCTTCTTGCTTACGGAGAAAACGTTGAGAATGTCAATGATGATTTGATACGTCTTGGGAATATAGCAGCAGGTCTTTCTCAGCCGCTTGGTGATATTGTGTATTTGTACGGTACTACCATGACGCAAGGACGGTTATACACGGCGGATTTAAACCAATTTACTGGCCGTGGTATCCCTATGATTCGCGAATTAGCAAAAGTATTTGGTGTCGCTGAAGGGAAAGTAAAAGGTTTGGTTGAAGCAGGGAGGGTTGGTTTTCCTGAAGTGCAGAAAGTTATCCAGAATCTTACAAATGAAGGTGGAATGTTTTTCAACTTGATGCAGGAACAATCTAAAACGATTGCTGGTCAGATTTCAAATATTGAAGATGCAATTGCTACTATGTTCAATGAAATTGGTAAAGCCAATGAAGGTATTATCAATGATGCTTTGTCTGGGGTTTCTTATCTGGTTGAAAACTACGAAAAGGTAGGAGCTCTTTTATTAGAAATAGTAGGAACTTATGGAGTATACCGTACAGCCCTTATGGCTACGACTGCATTGCAGGCTTTGCAAGCTTCCGGTATAACTGCTTTAACGGCGAAAGAAGCTATTCATTATGGGTGGTTAGTGCTTACGAAGAAAGCTCAAGATGCCTTAAATTTATCCATGCTTAAAAATCCTTATATATTGGTTGCTGCATCTATTGCAGGATTGGTTTATGGTATATATAAATTTGCTACAGCAGAAAGTGATACGGAACAAGCAATTCGTAAAACGAACGATGCACTTGAGGCACAAAATAATCATTATGAAGAGTTGAAAAATAAGGCAAGTCAACTCTCTAATATTTTAAGTGATGAATCTAAATCTATAGAAGAGCGTTTCATTGCATATCGTAAACTTCAGCGTTTAATGCCAGAAGTTTTTAAAGATATGGATTGGGAAGCAGCTAAACGGAAAACAAATGCTGAGCTTACAAAACTTGAGAATGATGAACTTTTAAGACAGCAACGTATTGGGCTAAAAACAAAGGTTGTAATGTCTCAACAAAAAATACAGGGGCTAAGGAGTAGCTTAATAAAAACTCAAAATGCTGGTGGGTATACTGGGGCATTAAAGGAAGATTTAGCTGCTGCTGAAAAAGAATTGGAAATATATCAAGAGGCCCTTAAGGCTTTTGAGGAAGCCAAAGAAGAATCGAAAAAAGCTAAAAATGCTCCAACTGTACAAGACAAAGAATATTGGGAGAATCAAAAAAAAGAAGCTGAAAATGCCTTAGAATCTATTGCATCTTCTCAAAAGAGATTGTTGGACGCTGGTAACTTTAAAGGTATAGATACTGCTGTTGTAAAGAGTTACAAGGATAATGTTAAAAAGCTAAAGGAGGCTGAAAAAGAACTGAAGGTTTATGACACCTCTTCCAAACAGGAATCTGCTGCTGAAAAACTTCGCAAACAGCAAGAAGGCATTCGTTCCCAGAATGATAAGATCTCTGAAATAGAACGCAAACAGGCAATCCAGCGTAAAAGGCAGGCTGAAGATATGGAAATGGAAATCTCACAGTCTGAGATCAATGCCATGGCTGATGGATCTGAGAAAAAACGTATGCAGAGGGAATTGGATAACCGGAAAGAGATCCAATCACTGGAAAGGCAAAAAGAAGATATGATCCAGGCTGTAATTCAAGCTGAGAAAGAGATTTTTGATGCTCAGGAAGAGTTGAAGGTTAAAGAGAATAACAAATATCAGAAAAAGACTTTTGATTCTTCTAAGGTGGATACAGAGAAGATTAGCTCTATCTGGGATACCATTATAGGGAACACGTCTAGAAAGCAACTTGATGATAAAATACGCGAACAAGAGGCGTCTTGGAACGAATATCTTATCAAGTTTGGCAACTATCAACAGAAAAGGCTGGCCATTATTGAGAAATATGATAGGGCCATAAAGGAGGCCGAAACGGCGGGTGATGTAGCTATCTTGATGAAAGAGAAAGCTAATGCGCTTGATGATTTTGACAACTCCGTAAAGAATAGTACAACCTTAATGGGGCAGCTCTTTGCTGATGCTTCCCAAAAGAGTGTGAACGAGATTCAGTCCATCATTGCAAAAGCCGAATTATTGATGCAATACCTTGGTGCCGTTAAGGATGAACAGGGAAATGCTCAAATCGGTGGAAAGACAGTTTCAAAGAAGGATATTTTAGGTCTTGGGATAAGTGACAATACCCTTCAAAATTTAGAACTTTCAACCGAGCAAACAGAGGCACTAAGAAATGCTATTGGTCGTTTAAAAGAGGAATTGGGAGCAAAGAGTCCTTTTGCGCTTTTCAAAAAGCAAGTAAAAGAAGCGGCAGGTGAAATAGCGAAAGGAGGTCAGGAAAATATTGCTCGAGGGATTGCAGGGATCGGAAGTGCTATTGTTCAATTTACTCCTGCTATATCTCAGTTTGGTCAGGATCTTGGTACAATATTTGGCAACGACGATCTTGGTAATAAAATAGCTGGTATTTCTGATGCGTTAGGTGGAGTTGGCCAAACAGCCATGGGAGTTGGCCAGATAATGTCTGGTGATATTGTAGGTGGTGCTATGAGTGCTGTTTCCGGTATTTCATCAGTTGTAAAGGCCTTGGATGGTTTGTTTGGTGCTGATTATTCCCGATACAATGAAATGAAGTCACAATATGAAGCTCTTAATTCTGTGTGGGATGAACTTATCAATAAGAAGAAAGAGTATATTGATATGTCTTATGGGGATGAAGCGTATAAAGTTGGGAAAGAGGCCGAAAGCCTGATAAAGCAACAAACCCAAAGATATTATGAACTTCTGAATGAATTAAGAAAAAGTGGGTCCAGTATCGGGTCAAGTTCTTTAGGCAAACGAATAGAAAAAAGACTTAATAAAGAAGATTGGGCCAGAATATCCAGTGCTGTTGGTGAATCTGTAACAAATGCAGAAACTTTATTAAATCTTTCAGCAGAACAGCTAGAAGAAGTGCTTGCCGACCCTAAGCTAGTCTCTGTCCTCAATACTGTCAACGAAGACTTTATAAAGTATATACAAGATATTGTGAATGGTTCCGAAAAATTAGAGGATATACAGAATCAAGTCAAAGAACAGCTTACTCAAGTATCGTTTGATAGCGTGTTTGACAGTTTTGTAGACACTTTGATGAATATGGATAGTTCGGCTAAGGATTTCGCTGATGATTTCACTTCTTATATGCAAAAAGCTATCCTTTCTACTATGTTAGGAAAGACATATGAAAAACGGTTGCAAGAATGGTATGATGCGTTTGCTTCGGCTAATGAAGATAAAGGCGGTATCTCTAGTGATGAATATAAGAATCTGCAAGAACAGTGGAATAGCATTGTTAATGATGCCATTAAGGAACGTAATGAATTAAAGGATTTGCTTGGTTGGAGTTCCGATACTTCCGTTTCGCAAGATTCTACAAAACGAGGGTTTGAAGGAATGTCCCAGGATACAGCAGAAGAACTGAACGGACGTTTCACGGCTTTGCAGATGGCAGGGGAAGAGATTAAGAATCAAATGATAAATGTTGTTGTTGGAGTTAACTCTTTAATTTCAATCTCAACAGAAGGGAATGTTACCTTGAGTAATATCCTTAGCCAACACGTAATTACAAATGGCTATTTAGAAGATATTGTGAAACACACAAAGCTGATGCTTGGTTTTGGAGATAAATTTGATAAGATGATTACTGTTTTTAATGATAGACTATAATATGGCAGCGGGAGAACTTTATATAAATAATAAAGACGCTTATACTACATGGGGTATAAGTATGGATACTTCTTCTTTATCATCATTGATGACGCCACCTCCAATGAAAGATTTTATAGAAAACAAATCTCGTTTGGAGCACGGCAAGAGGGTCATAACATCAAATCCTAAAATTGATGAACGGAATATTACATTGACATTTAATCTTACAGCTAAAAATGAAGAGCAATTTTTTTCACGGTACAACTCTTTTTGTGAAGAACTTGCTACTGGGGTATTGCATATCAAAAGCAAATATCAACCCAGTATTGTATATAAAACTATTTATTTGTCATGTAATCAGTTCACACAGTTTATGAGAGGAATCGCTAAATTTTCGTTGAAATTAGTAGAACCTAATCCGACAGATAGGGCTATAACATAATTTTAATTATAAAGTGATTGTTTCAATGTCACTTTTGTTATATTTGCATTCAATAAAAGCATTGTGTGAAGGCGCACAAAAACCAATATGATTAGCATTAAAGACATAACTGGCAAAATACGTTTCTCTTTCGTAGAGAATACCGGTTCTGTATACCGTAAGACTTTGATGAAAGAAGATTATATTCTTCTTCATTTCAGCGTCTACCAACCGGTTCTTTTTGAGAAGGGAGATTATTGTGAAACAGAATTTGGACGATTTGAAATTGTTGATCTTGTATTCCCGAAGTACAACACTTCAACAGGAGGCTATGATTATGAACTCCGGCTTGACGCGGAATACTATAAGTGGAAGAATAAGATCTTGTTCTATGATCGTCAAGGTGGTAACCGCGAAGCTTCATGGAATCTTACCCGTACTCCGGATGCACATCTATCGATAGTGGTCTCTAACTTAAAATCTTTAGGTTACACATACAACTCAGGAGTAGAATATACTTTTTCTATTGACAGCACAGTAGAGAAGTCTGCTAAGTTGATCCAGTACGATAATACGAATATCATTGATGCTTTGACCAAAATAGCGGAAACATGGGACGCTGAATGGTGGATCGTTGATAATGTGATTCATTTGGGCAGATGTGAATATAACACAGCGGTAGATTTTGAACTGAATGGGCTTGTTTCCGAAATGTCTCGTTCTGAAAGCAACGATAATTATGCTACCCGTGTTTACGCTTTCGGTTCTACCCGCAATCTTCCTACTAATTATCGTCCGGATATAACCGGTGTTGTGGTCGACGGAGTAGTCCAAAGAAGATTGATGCTTCCCGAGGGTACTCCTTATGTTGACGCTTTTCCGGATATGTCTACGGAAGAAGCTGTTGAAGAAGTCGTTGTATTTGAGGACGTGTACCCCAAACGTATAGGTACCATGTCAGACGTGACCACTAAGGAATACACAGACAAGATTGAGAATGAAGATGGTACCACAACGGAAGTCAAATGGAATGCCTACCGTTTCAGGGATTCCGGCATAACTTTTTCAAAAGAGTATATTATCCCCGGTCAGGAGTTAAGAATTGTATTTCAGTCAGGTCCTTTAAACGGTATGGACTTCGCTGTTACCTTTAATCCGGGTGCTGCGGATGAAAAGAACAGTGACGGATCATGGAACTCCGCTGCCCAGTTATGGGAGATCGTAAGGAATGAAGATTACGGCCGCGAACTTCCGTCTGCCCCGTTAATCCCTGAGAATGGGAACACTTATGTCTTGTATGGATATGATACAAAATTTGTTTCTGTGTCCATGATTCCTGATGCCGAAAAGGAATTGCTTGAAAAGACAAAAAGCTACGTAGAGAAGAGTAAAATAGACCCATCTGTATATACATGCGTCATGGACCCGATAAAAGTGGGTGGATTTAATGGAGGACGCGTTATTGATTTGGAGATAGGGGACCGTGTCAATATTATCAATCCGGCTTATGCAATAAAGAGCCGGCAATCTCGTATATATGGCTTTGAAAAGGCACTGGATAAGAAGTATGAAGTTACTTATACGGTGGGACAATCGACTAAATATTCTCGTATCGGAGAGATTGAAAGTAAAGTCGAAGCGTTGACATATAAAGGGGAGGCTTTTACTGGTTCCGGTACCGGAAGTGTTTACATTGTCGGGCGATACGATAAAACGAGGCTTACTGACCGTAATGCTTTATCTTCCCTTCGGTCTTTGGAAACATTTTTTCGGAAAGACCAAGAGGATGTTACCTTCTACAAACAGGCCTTTCGTAAAGGTATAGAAATCGGTTGGAATGAATCCGAAGGAAAGCCTACTGCTTCTCTATATGAGGATGGCATATTAAACGCTGCCGCAGCTATACTGAAGGAATACATCTCTTCGCCTAAGTTTATTCCGGGATTCACCGGAGAAGGCTTTAAAATATATAAAGACGAGTATGGCAACTGGCATATAGAATGCGACATTCTAGATGTGAGGAAAGTTATGAATGTATTTGAGTTGCTTATACAGAAAATACGTTCAATAAATGGTGCTCTTGTAATAAGCCAAGCGAACGGGAAAGTCAGTGCAGTTACTGAGACTCCTGATTTGCAATCTTGGATTCTTGAATTTGAGGATGAAGATGAAACATTCCAGGCGCACGACTTAGTGAGGTGTCAAGTATTTGATAGAAGAATAATCCAGTCACCGGCTTTTGATTTCACAAAATTTACAGCCTATTTATATGATGGTTCAGCCATAGATGATAGCGTAAGGATAACGAACACAAGCATTGAGTTTAGCATGAATAATTCAGCAAATTCAGGCTTTCAGTTATATTTACGTCCTGCTGGTCATAGCGAACAAACTCCAATTACTACTAAAGAATGTATTTTAGAAGTATCAGGTCTATATGATGGCATGATGGCTATATGGAATGCACTTGATAAAGAAGAAATTGGAATGGAAGGTGTTGGAGGCTTTTTAGTAAATGGCGAAAATACAATTAGAGCTATTACAGAAGCTGATAATGCGTATAACCTTGTCATAATGGTTCTTGCAGACTCTGGACATGGTAACGGAAAGGTTACTGTTACTCAAAAAATGGAGGATACATCATCTAAAAAAGGTAAATACTATTGGTGCGAAGTTGCAAGCGTAAATGGTAATCTCGTAACTATTCCTAAGTCTGAATTTGAGGGTATTACGCCAACTGTAGGTGATGAAGTTGTACAGATGGGTAATACAGAGAATCCTCTTCGTCAGAGCTTGATATATATGTCGGCCGCCGAGGATGGCAAGCCTAAGATTGAGATATTAGGTGGAGTCAAGACTAAGTCATTTGCCGGAGCGTCTCGCTCTGTATTTGGGAATTTAGATCATATAACGGACCCGGATTTTCCGGATAATATGCAGCCGCACGATAATGGTGTATATACAAATAACGGTTATTTCAAAGGCATCTTCATCCTTCGCAACGGAAAGACCATCGAGCAGGAGTTTGAGTCAACCAACAAGGAAATAGACATCGCCAAAACCGATGCGAAAGCTGCTCAGGACAGATTAAACACTTGGGCAGATGATGGTGTAATATCCCCGACTGAAAAGACCGCGTTAAAGCAGGAAATGGAGGCATTAAAAGCAGAAAGAGATTCTATTCTGGCTAATGCAACACGGTATGGCATTGATACCGTTGCTTATCGGAATGCTTTCAACGATTACTATCATGTGCTTGAAACACATTCGGCGAGCGAGCCAGAGAACATACCGGTTAGCGCTTCATTCAAGACTCTTCAACAGGCTTATTATGACCAGCAGCGGACAATTATAGATGCGATAAACTCCGCTTCATACTCTTATGTTGGGGAAAAGGTTAAGATTGAGACTGACACGATTATGGAGGCTTTGCCCGGGCAGATTACGTTGGCTGTGAAGGGTGAGGTGAGTAAAATAAAGGTGGGGGATGTTAACTTGCTGAAAGGTTCTAATATTGAAACATCAAATCCGTCATATAGAGTTGCAGAATATAGGTATGATGTTAGGCCTGAGATTGGTAAAGAGTATACTTTAACCCTTTGTTATACTCTTGGTGCTAACAATTGGGGTATTGGTGCATTTTCGGATATTGGTTCTTCTAAAATTGCGCAATTTGAAACTCGTGGAGAAAGAATAATTGAATCTAAGAGAGTCGAAATAGCACGCATTTTATCAGGAGATGGCATAAGTTTCTATCAGTTTGAGAATGGAAATTATGGTTCAATTATACATTGGGCCGTTTTAGCAGATAGCAATGTAGGTGTAACGCAGTGGATTCCGTCTGCAAGCGAGCGGGGAGTAGGTATTAAGAACTTATGCTCTTATAGTAACATTGTAAAAGCAGGATTTACATATGCTTCACGTTATGACGATGATGGAACAATATTAATGCTACCGGGGATTTTACACTCAGAATCGTATAATGCTAATAAGGATATGTTCGGTTTGACCTATGACCCTCAAAAAAGGTATTATGTGTTTATAGATCATTCTGTTCTATCATCTACAATTCCTAATGGCACAAGAAGTATCTTTTTGCGGATCGTATACACTGATGGCACAAGCGAGGACATGTCGGTATTTAATGACAGCATAGGAAACAATTTCATCCTTACATCAAAGGCTATTAGATACATATTGGGTTCTTATGGTACTTCTGTCTCGACTTGCTTGCGTATTGGAATATTTGAAACCAATACTCCTGTAACCTGGAGCCCAGCCCCAGAAGATCTTAACTACATTGCCAAGACCTACACCGACTCAGAGATAAAAGTTACGAAAGGGTTAATTGAAAGCAAAGTCTCCCAAACCGACTTTGACGCTCTCGGACAGGTTGTATCCAATCAGGGCACTGAGATCTCTCAGACCAAGACGGATATTAACCTTGTATCAACGGTATCGGGTAATGCACGTTTGATTGCCCTTGCTATGAGCAAGGGTAAGATGTTGAATCGTGATCCGGAGTTTAGGAGCGGGATGAACGGCATTGGAACCTACAATAACAGTGGTAATGGTATGGTTGCAGTTGAAAGAGTGGCAGATATTAATTTGCCTAATCAATCCGGATATAAAATTAAAATTACGACGTCTGGGGCTGCAGAACCGGGTTTAGGTGGGTTTACTTTTGGCACTCAAACACGCGCCAATGCTGTATTTATAACTCGGTTTATTGCATGGGTTCCTGTTGGATATAGAATTGAGTGGGCTACAAACTCTACGGGTAACGGTGGTACATCAAAATGGCTCACCAACAATGTCGGGACTGGCGACTGGGAGGAATATGCATTATATGTCAAGTGTGGTTCAAGTGGTACATTCTCTTCTACTAATTATTTTTATTTAGCGGGAGGTGATGGCAGTTTACCCGTCACCTGGTACCTTGCCTTTGCCACGGTTTATGACGCCGGCTCTATTGATGACACTCCTACAAAGGATGAATTAAAAACGGGAATCACTATTAAGCCGGGTGCTATCAATATATTCGGGAAAGATATCAGTATTGCAGGCATGGTTACTTTTTCCGGCTTGTCGGCATCCGAGCAGCAAAATTTCAAGGGTAATACAGGACCACAAGGACCGCAGGGTCCCCAAGGTCCAACTGGACCTACCGGTGCTACTGGTGCTACCGGATCTATTGGTCCTATTGGTCCCCAGGGACCACAGGGATCTCAGGGATCTCAGGGGCCTAAAGGAGATAAGGGAGACACTGGTCCACAAGGACCTCAAGGACCGCAGGGATTCTTGGACGCTACCGCTATGCGTAACTTGCAGAATGATTTCGCAACGAAACTCGGATACTCTTCGTATGACCAAATGGCTTCGTATGCTACTCAGGGTAAAACAATTATCAATGGTGGATTGATTCGAACGAACTTGATAGATGCAACCGCAATCGTTACCAATGCCTTAGCGGCTGGTCGAATTACTACTGGAAATCTTACGGTAACGAATGGCTCTTACCTTGGTGGCTGGGAGATCAAAGACAACGCCATATATTCCCGTAACATAGCAGACGCTAAGATACAGCTTGAAATCAACGGCTATCGCTTCTTGCGTATAAATCAGTATGGAGGTGCAGCTACAGTAGGAAGTTACCCATTGATGGAGATTCGTAATGACAACCAAGACTGTCTCTCTCTGTCTACATACGGACAAGGAGGAAAGGCTTTGAGAATCATCGCAAACTCTGAGGGTGGGCATGCAATACAGAGTCATGGATCGCATCTGTTTGGTCAACGTAATTCTGAGTCATGGAACGCTCCTGGTATTCTTTGCGGTGTTTATGTGTATGCTGCTGGCACTGGTAACCAATTTTGGGGGAATGGTTGTACAGTTGGTACAGTAAGTAATATATCAACCGGAAGGTACCGTATCTATCATAATTTAGGTCACACAAAATATTCGGCGATTATACAGGCCTCAGATGACAATGGATGGTGTTTTGGCATGGTAAAGAGTATTACTAGCACTTACCTTGAAGTGCATTTGGTCGATGCTAATCAAGGAGATAGAAACGTAAATTTCTACTTGTATTTAGTAGGTCGTAACGTCTGGTAAGTAAAGAGATAATTATTAAATCAAAATATATAGAGTATGAAAATAGATTTTAGAAAGATCGTGGTTAACGATATCGAAGGCAACGTCTTGATGAAAGAGGTTGAGAAGAGAGACTCTGAGGGCAACATTGTCGGGACGGAGAGAGTGATTGATTACAAAGATGTAAGCAAGGACTTAGGTAATGCTATTTACTTTAATGTGAGTGACATCAAAGATCAGGAGATCGGCAGAAAGTTATATCTTGAAGGTGAGATTGAAGTCGATGGTCCCACTGCTGCTCTGATTAAGAAATTTGCAGATCAGATTTTCTATGCTTATGTAAAGTTCCCCCTCTTCAAATTGCTGGATTCAGCATTGAATCAGAACAAAGAATAAATTTATTATAAACTTAAAATTAAAATGCAATGAACGAAGAGATTAAAATTGTAGCTACCGATACAACAGAAGTAAAGAGCTTTGAAGGAACTTCTTTAAGTATTCCGACCGTTAAGTATTCGATCAGATATACTTCAATCAATGGTAACAAACAGTCGATATTTGTCGGTGTAACCGATAATGCAACAGAAACGGTACCGAACGCCGACGGAGATGGTACACATGAAGAGATCAGAGAGATGAAGTTGGGAGAGGTCCGATTTGACCCTGTTCCAACTCCGCAGATAACTACTGTTAGTTTTATCTACACGAATGACTTTGAATGTTATATGTCTGATATCCGTAAGATCATTGAGCAGATCACTAGTGATAAGTCATAGCATAAAAAAGCCCACCTCACCTTCACAGGCAAGATAGGCTCACGCATTTATCTAGTTTTAATTTAATTATGTAATCTGATTACAAATGTAGTATTATTATTTAAAAAGACAAATATGCAAGACAAATCAATACATCAATTCTCTTCTGGTCTGTTTGCTCCTGTAGCCGGAAGTTTCGTAATGGAAGCTATAGAGCACATGATCCCATGGTTGATCACTATGTTCTTTGTAATACTGTGTGATTTGGCTACGGGATGCAGGAAGAGCTTGTTGATGGGTGAGCGCGTGAGGTTTAGTAGGGCTTGGCGGGCTACAATGGGTAAGATGGTTACCTATTTTAGCTTTGTAATCATGGTGGTGATGATAAACGAGGCCAGTGGTGGAAGATATAACATTGATATATTTGCTTGCTTATCTGTCTGCTTTATCGAAGGTTGCTCTATCATATCGAATATTCTTAAGCCCAAGGGATATGATTTTAATCTGATAGTAGCTATTGGGTTATTCGCTAAAAAGGTATTCAAGATAGAGAAAGAAGATTTAAAAGAGGTGATAACTAAAAAGGAGGAGGACAAGAAATGAATTTAAATTTAGTATATCTAATTCCCTTTATGCTTTATGTCATATTCTTTGCATTTACGAATGATAAAACCGATAATGGCAATAGGGGTATAAGTAATAGCAGAGGACCTAAGAAAGGTTGATAAAGCATATTCGTGTCCAAGTGTATAGTTTTCCGGTGAACGTATAAGGTAAAAAGATGCAGCTAACATTGGACATATGAGTATTAGGATTTCAAGTTTATATCTACGTTTTGCTAATACAGAACATAAGCAGAGCATTGCAAATGAATAGTATATAGATAAAATGGAAGCCGTAGCAGAAAATATAATCTGCAAATAGATATCTAAATTATTGAATTGCGGAATATATAAATATAGTATAGTGAAAATCAATGGAAGCTGTATGCAAAGCCGGTAAAAACATTTTTCTGTTCTGTATTATAGCTTTTAATTAGTTCAGATATATCCATAAAAATCTAATTTTTTTGCAAAGTTAATATTAAATAAATAAAGAGGAAAAGAAAATAAGGAGGAAAGAGTATGAAAATTCTAATTGACAACGGACACGGTGAAAACACTCCCGGGAAACGTTCACCGGACGGAAGGTTGCGTGAGTGGGCTTATTCCAGAGAGATAGCGGATATGGTCGTTTTCGGGCTGAGAAAGCATGGTGTTGACGCGGAACGCATTGTGAAGGAGGACGTGGATGTTCCATTGTCTGAGCGTTGCAAACGTGCTAATAATATTTATCGCGATTCTCAAAAAAACGCTATTCTGGTATCCATTCATTGTAATGCGGCCGGTAACGGGACAAGTTGGATGAATGCTCGGGGATGGGGTGTATATGTCAGTGATAATGCTTCTTTTAATAGCAAAAGGTTGGCTTCCTCCCTTGCGGAAGTAGCGGAAGGTAAAGATGTGACAGTACGCAAACAGACTCCGGATGTGGACTATTGGGTGCAGAACTTGGCTATTTGCCGGGATACGAACTGCCCCGCTGTACTGACAGAGAACTTCTTCCAGGACAACAAGGAAGATGTGGAGTTCTTATTGTCGGCTGAGGGCAAGCGGACTGTGGCAAATATTCACATAGAAGGTATTATTAACTATTTAAATTCAAAGTAACATGGCTCTAACAGATTTAACTTTCAGCAAACATGGTGAAGCTTATGTATCGGACCCTGTGCAACTTCAATCGGATGCAGGCCTTCATCTTGAATTTGCAAGTGAAGATAAGAATAACGTTGTCTCTCTGTTTCAGAGTATGACGAATACAAATTACGTTCCTTTCGGATCATATAACTATGTGGGTAGCACAATGGATGTTGCTATTACAGGAGTGATTCCCGGGATGTATATCAAAGTGCAGTCTATCTCACAGCCTACTTTGGCTAAAATTCTTGTATCGGAATGAAAGTTTCAATCAATCAGGTAAAGATTAACCGCGTTGGCATTAACACGGCTCAGGTTAGGGGAATACGTCTTGGATCAGCTTCAAAGGGAGGGCAAACTTCTCCTTTTCACCCGTCCCTTGTAGATTATTGGAACTTTAAAGGTAAGAGCAATTTTGATAAAGATAGGAATACTATCAAGGGAATAAAAGGTGAATTATTGACCGCGTATAACTTCGGTTGGAGCTTAGGCAGTGGTTATGGGTTATTTAAGGAGAATTACCTAACTTATAATAAAGCGCAGAATGTATTCGTAACGGATGATCATTCTGTTACGATAATGAACTTTGTTCCGGCCAATAATTGGATACTTTCAAAATACGGGAATAGTCAATTAAATGCTACAAGAATAAGAGTGACAGGACTTACAGCCAATAACCAACTTGCTTATGGGTATTCACCTACTAATGATGGAGCAAGAGTCTTAATGGCAATTCCCTCAGATGGAGAATATGATTTACCTAAGAGTGTAGTTAATACTCAAACTTATAGTGTTGGTTTCATTGTACAGAACGCCTTATCTCAAAATGTAACTATACAGCAAATTCCAGAATATGAAGGAGCAATAGTTACGGATGGCGTTGACGATTATCTGAAACTTGATAAGGTAGGATATAAGATAGGAACTGTTATAGTTAAATATGTCCCTATTTCAATACATGGAGTATGGAATACTGTATTTGATACTTATAATGACGTTTATGTTGATAAATGTGTTATGTTCTATAATAATACCCTTGAAAATTGGGGTTCTACTATGAACAGAAAAATTATAAATGATTATTCTGCATTTGTTAGCGATACTCCTAAAAATGTAGATGTGCCTTTATATCTTGCAGCAAGGTATGAAAATACAGTTAGAGATTATCTTTCTATGGCTCTATATGAAATGGCTATTTATAGCGAGATACTCACTGCTGAAGAAATTCAGAAAGAAATCAACGTCATGAAATATGGTACTCCAAATCCAGTGTTTGCATTGAACTTTGATAACTTTGCATATAAAGCCGTTGATTATCCTGAATTTGCCAGTGGCGAAGCTACAACAAATAAAATTGTTGTATATAGCACAGCTGAAACCTTTAACGGTGCTATTGCGGTAGCTATGAATCCCGAAGCAGATACAGGAGACCCTATTGAAGTACCGTCTTACAAAATAAAAGTCACAGGGCTTAATCAGTATAGCGTTGGTGAAGGTAATTGGGCAGTTGGATTAATGGGAATGATGATTGATTCAACTAAAGACCCTTGGACTTATCCTATATCTAAAGATGGAGTTTACGATATACCGGCAATTTCATTGAGTGATGGGATTTATAATTTAGGAATAATGGCTCAAATCGCAATTGACAATCCTATTGAGATAGAAGTCCTCTACGATAAGAATATCACAAAGAGCTTCCCGGAGAACAAACAAATATTCCCTTAAAGTTAATAAGAAAATTATGAAATACGTAATTGTAACAGTAGAATGGTGCCTGAATCACGGTGTTGTGGTACCGGCACAAGCAAGAAGATCTGTTGACGGATTGAAAGTTATCCTGCATGAAGATTATATCGATCCCGTCTTGAGAGAAGAGGATGACATGACCGCGTACCGGCATGATTCGTCCGAGTTAAGGAATATATTGAGTGGTCCTGAGTGGACGGTTCCGCAAGAGGGGGTATTATGAAACGGTTGACATGTATCGTCTTGCTGATGTCGGCAATGTGTTTAGCCGGATGTAGGACAACTCAATACGTACCGGTTGAAACTATTAAGACTGAGTATAAGACAAGAGATAGTATTCGTCATGATAGCATCTATCAGCGTGACAGTATTTATGTAATAGACAGGGGTGATACAGTGTATACTTATAAAGATCGGTATCTATATAAGTATTTATATCTTAACCGTATTGATACCGTGATTAAGACGGACAGTGTTCAGATACCTTATCCGGTTGAAAAGGCGTTGACCAGATGGCAGAAGGCAAAGATAGAACTTGGCGGATGGGCATTTGGCGTACTTATAATGTTAGCTATTGTGTTAATAATTAGATTACTCAAGAATTAACCGGCTAATATCTTCACAGACCTCACCGGTATGAAAAGTTTAAGTGTAACAATAACAAAAAAAGTATATAAGATGTTCAATAAAGGGAGGGAAAATATGGTATAAATAGACTCTAATTTGTACACCGGTAAAGTAGAAGGCCGGTTATCTTACAAACGTGCTCTTTTGGGGGAAGAGTTAAAAGAACCCCCGACACTGAAAGTTGACGCCAATCAAACTTTTAAACATACAAAAGCATGCATAGATAGTGCCAGGGGTATAATGTCCTTAACATTTCTATACATGCTTTTGTTCTTTCAATAACCGTAAGTTTGATTGGCAAGGGCAAAAGTACAACAAAAAATTAAATTACTATGTGTAAGTCAGAGATTTTTGCCGAGATTCTAAATATTGTTGGAAAAGAAACTGAAGTTTCTACTGAATTGATCCTTTCATCAAGTAAAGTTACTGAAGTTGTTGACGCCCGTTCTATTGTAGTATTCTTCCTCACTGAATACGGGCTATACCCTGAACAAATAGCGACTTTTCTTCACAAGACATCCGCTAGTATCCGTTACCTTATATCTACTTTCGAAAGCCGTAAACTGGCAAACAAAATGATTGCAATATATCTGCAAAATATTCGCAAATCGCTTGAAAATGAGCTCTGATTTACGCAGTTCCTATTATATACTTTTGTGGTGCGGTTAATATTGACCGTGTTATAATTGTATATTAATATGAGTGAAACAAAGACTTACGTTTTCCCGGAGTCAGGCGGGAACGGTGGTGGTAGTGGAATGATGGCTATGCTTGCTCCACTATTGCAACAGAAAGGTATTGATCCGAACTTGTTGGTTGCTATGCAAGGAAAGAACAACAGCGGATTTGGCGGAGATGGATCATGGTTCCTTTGGATAATCTTCCTGTTCTTCCTGTTCCCATTGTTTGGACGCAATGGCTGGGGAAATAATGGAGATGGCGGAAACGGTGGCGGATTTGCTGGAGCCGGTATCCCTAACTTAATTAACAACGATGCAGGAAGGGAGTTACTTATGAGTGCAATTCAGGGGAACGGACAGGCAATCAACAATCTGGCTACTAATTTAAACTGTTCAATCGGTCAGGTTCAGAATGCTATCAATGGGGTGATGTCACAGGTGCAACAGGTAGGAAATCAGGTTGGTCAAAGCTCAATGCAGATTATCAATGCTATCCAGCAGGGTAACTGTCAGATCGCTCAACAGATTGCTTCATGCTGCTGCGAAAACCGTCTGGCGATCTGTCAGCAAACGAACACATTGCAAAATGCCATTAACGGTGTTGCGACTGGTCAGGAAAGAGGCTTTGCTTCTGTTGCATATGAAACTCAACGTCAGACTTGTGATCTGCAAAATTCCATCAAGGATAGCACACAACAGATTCTTGCCGGCCAGCGTGCAGCTGAAATGCGCGAAATGCAGAACAAGATTGATAAACTTCGTGAGGAGAATAGCACATTTAAAAGTTCTGCCATGACCTCTCAGATCGTCGGACAGGCAACGGCTCCTCTTGGTGCAGCTTTAAATGATTTGAGTTCTCGTCTTGCGAAAATCGAATGTAACCAGCCGGAAGTAGCGAAGGTGCCTTATAGTCCGGTTGTAGGGATTCCTTCTTGCGTTGCAGCTCAGTATGGTCTTTACAATGGTATTGGAGCATGGGGCAATTTTAATGGTTGGGGATAAAAGGAAGGAGGCATTATATGGCATTCATTAGTCCTTTTATCATGGCAAATAAGAATGGTATTCCAAGATTGGAAAGTACAGGTGTTACCGTAGGTACTACCAACGTACGTTTCTCTTTTCGGAATCATCCGTTCCTTTCTGCTCCATTTAGCGGATTGATTCTGTTCCGTTTGGCACAGCCGATCCCTTCCGGTACTACCGGTACATTGCCGGTAGTTTTTGATACCAACGGTGCTACTCAAGCACTGACTACGATTGCCGGCGCAGATGTTACTGCTTCGGATATTACCGGTACCGGAATTTATCTGTGCTACTACGAATCAGGTAGCAACACATTGCAAATTCTTACCGGAGTAGTTTAAAACAATGGGCGGGAGTAATCCCGCTCCTTAAAGAGTTTATTGATTATGCCTTTTCAGAATCTAAGAGTAAATAGTGAGTTTTTCATTTTGCATAGGGATGGTACTCCATATATAGAGGTCGGCTCCGTTTCTGGAGTGTCTAATCCTGTTCCTGAGTTTATGCAGCAACCCCTTCCTTATGGACAACCTCCTAAGATGGTGGTTGATATAACTATCAAGGTAGGTGAACAGACTGTTACCTTTCAAAAAATACCTGCCATGTCTGATATTGCTGATGCAAATTTTCCAGGTGGAGGTAATATGGTAATATCCGGTTCAAGAGAATCTATGAATGCGGAAGTGGCGGCTATGCGAAATCGTTCTTCTGAGATATTAGGAAGTGTCGAGCATCATAAGTCTGTGATGGAATCATGTGATAAAATGCTCCAGGTACTTAATCCCGAATTTGCAGAAAGACAGAAGCAGGAAGCGGAGAACAAAGCGCTTCGGCAAGAACTTAGCGAATTGAAAGCTATGATGGCTGATTTCTTTAAGTCCTCTGAGAAGGCTGCAAGTAGTAACAATTCTAAAAAACAATAAGTATGATGATGATTGAAATTTCCGAAAGCAAGGTCGAGAAAATGTCCGACTACGCTGAAAAGATGCTTCGCTACGGTGGTAAGCTCATGCAATGCATAGAAGAGCTTTCCGAGGGTGAGGGCATGGGTGAACGCTGGGATGAAGATCGTAGATATGATGACGATCGCTATTTTGACGAAGAAACCATGGGTGAACGCGGTGGTTATGGCCGAGGTGGTAATTCTAATCGTGGTGGTATGGGTGAAAGACGTGGTGTACGGGGTACCGGACGCTATTCACGCTATCGCTAATGTTTAATTAGGGAGTAGTTTATCTGCTCCCTATAACCTTATTAAGTCATGAAAAGAGAACCTCTGGATATAAGAGATAGAAGACCGGAAGAAATGGAAGTATATCTTTCGCATTTTGGATGGCATTTCAACAAGAAAATGTGTGAATTTGCTGTTTCTTTAATGGAATGGAAGGGTCAGAACGGAGAAAAAGAAAAACTGCCTGCGATGTCTAAGGACGAGGTGGACGCACTGTTAACTAAATACGGTGTAACTCTTAAAAATAAGATCGGTTATGACTACGTATATGTAGCTAATATGTGCAAAGCCGATTTTCTTAAATCATCTGTTCCGAACGAACAGTATCAAGCATTGTATGTAAAAGACACGATTGATGATCCTGACGCACCTGATGGAACAACGATGCGAAGATGGTATGTTACAATGATTGCGGCTGGAATACCTATAGAGTGGGACGAAATGCTTTGATAAATGATAAGGCAACGGTTTATACTATCCAAATATGACTGGAACTGCATGGTGTATTACGCAGTAGATACGTATTACACGGAAGAAATATTGGATTATATGCACTCTATCGGCTGCGACGGTAATATGCTCCGTACTGCGTACGATAACATAAACTCCGGCAACCTGAATACCGGAGTTACTTACTCTAACTTCGGTACCCGGGAAACAGTAATGGTCATTGCTCTCACTTCTTCACCAAAGGAGTTTGCTAAATCATGGAGGCACGAATGTGGACACATGGCCACCCATATATGTCAGGCTCTCGGCATAGATCCGTACGGTGAGGAAATACAGTATATCGGTGATGATATTGTTGAAAAGACGTGGGAATATGCAAAGTCGTTATTATGTGAGTGTGATTGCTGTAAAAACAAGGTCAAACATTTAATACGTTAATTCATGAAAAATAAAGAAATTAAGAAAGCATTGAAGAGCGATACTCCTATTAATAGTATGTATGCTCTTATTCCAGGTGACAGGATGCGCTCTTTCAAAAAGTTTGCTGCCCGTTTTGGCTTTACTGAAGAACGGATAAAATCAGTTCTTGACAATGAAAAACGATAAGCTGGACATATTGTTGGAACAAGTCGAGGATCGGTACCATTCCGATTTTTGTAGACTTCTGTTGGTTATGTTATGGAACGCATAGAAAGGTGGTTATATTGGTTGATTCCTCTTGCGATTATTGTAAGGGTTGCATCTCTATGTTTGTCTCTGGTTATGTAACTGGGGATTTTTTATATTTTGAGTCACTAAGTATAAAATTGCTTTTCGTAGCAGGTAAATTCGTGTTTGATCTATCCGATTAGGTGTAAAAAGGCGGCTTTTTAGGCTGCCTTTATGTTTTCATCAACATTATATCCGCTTTCATCTCGATATACTCTTTATATTTGCTTGGATTGTTAATATAATCAATAACCCTATTTATTGCTATTTCTGCTTGTTTAAACCTGGTTTTTGTATAATATCTAACGACACCTCTTCCTTTGTCTGAATGAGCTAAACAGTAATCTATTATACTGTCCGGTATTCCAAGATCAAAAGCGTATTGAGCAAACGACTTTCTGGCAGAATAAAAGACTACCTTTTCCTTTATTCCTAGGTCCTTTGCTAATGTAGCAAGAGAACGGCATGTGTACCTTGAAAAATTGTGATATGAAAATTTATATCCAAAATCCAGTTTTCTTGTCTTTTTATCTATCCATCTATCTATTATTATCTTTGCTGGTTCTGTGATTGGAAGCAGACAATGTTGTTCAGTTTCTGTTTTGAGTCTTGTTTTAATTCTGACATAATCCACTTTGTCATTAATAAAACGAGTATTCATTATATCTATCAAGTTCATTCCCCCAAGATAGAAAGAAAGCATAAATACATCTCTTGCTACAATGTATTTTTTCTCTTTGGGGGTACTTTCCCTTATCATGTTAAGACTTTCCAAAGAAATATCAACTTCTCGAACTGGAGATTTAGGAATTTTCTTGTTCACAAATGGATGTATATCATACCTTAAATAACCAGAATTAATGTTTCTGTTAATAACAGCTTTTATTTGGGACATCATCATTCCAATTGTTGTGTTTCCGATGTTTCTTTTAGTCTTCAAATATCGTGAAAACCCTTCAATCATATTAGGGGTTATATCTGACAT